GTGGGAGACCGCTGGAAAGGCGAGTGACCGTCGAAAATCCACCGCTATTAACAGCAACGGCCCGTCATGATACTTCGTGCACCTCAACTGGCTGGAGGCCACCGATGAAAGCTGTACGGACCATGATCCTGGCGGCGGGGCTGATGCTCGCGGCCGCGTTCCCCGCGTTTGCGCAGCCGTTCCTGCCGGGCAAACCGATCTCGCCCGACAACCCGCAGCCAGTGACCCAGCGCTGCTGGAGTGGATCCGCGTTCGTCGCCTGCGCTTCTGGTGGCGGCACGGCCAGCAGCGTCACGGTATCGAACTTCCCATCGGTCCAGCCGGTGTCCGGTCCGGTGACTGATGCGCAGATCCGCGCAACGCCGGTGCCGACCACCGTGACGAATTTCCCTGCCACCCAACCGGTGAGCGGAACTGTTGCCGTGAGCGGAACGGTGCCGATCACCGGCATATTCAGCACCAGCGGCACGCTCGGCAACATCACGACCGGCAGTCGAGCCGATGTGCAGCTTGATATTGGCGGGAACCTGCGCTCGCTCTTGCTCGGTCGATCGAACGCGGTGGCAGAAGGTGGCGCCGTTGCGCTTTATGCCCAAAATCGCGCCACCAACACTTTCGGCACCGACCCGCTCTCTGTGTTGAACTACAACTGGAGCGGGACCGCGGTGTTCGCGATGCGGGGGGACGGCAATGGCACCTTCACCGTGCCAACGCCGACCGCATCGGCGAGCAACTCGATCGTTCCGACGGCGACGGCGGCGGTGGCTTCCGGCCTGGTGGCAAAGGCAGCGCCGGGCAACCTCTACAGCGTCAACATCGTGACCGGCGGGTCAGCCGGCTACCTGTTGGTGTTCAATTCCACGACAATCCCGGCAGACGGCGCGGTCACTCCGGTCAAGTGCATGCCTATCGCGGCGAATACCGGCATCGAGACGAACATGCGATCGATGCCCGAATACTTTTCGGCAGGCATTTCTATCGCCTTTAGCACCAGCGGGTGCTTCACCAAGGCCGCGTCCGCGACTGCGTTCATCAGCGCCGACGTGAAGTGAAGGAGTTAGATCGATGCGCAACTTGCTACTTCTGCTTGCCATAGCTTGCTCAACGCCGGCGCTAGGGCAGACCGTATCCCCTCTTACGCGCCCGGCAACGCAGAATGATATTGCTGCGATCCAAGCGCAGATCCCGCAGCCGTCGGATGCGGTGCCAATGCCCGATATGGCGACGGCGGGGGCAATCGGTTCGTCGCCTCGCTATCGGCGACCAGACGATCAGGCGCCGCGTATCTCGCGCACCGTCTCAGGCACCACCGGCACGGCCGGAACCGCCGCGGTCACGTGGGCCGCAATGCCCTCAGTCCCAAAGTTGACCGTGACGCCTTACGTCGGGTCGGCAGAAACGCTTCCTGCACGCTGCTATCCCGTCGTGGGCACCATCACCACGACGGGCGCAACCATAAAATGCTATCGAGATCGCGCCCTGCTTGCGCTGCTCCAGTTGCCCGCCGAAGTGGCGCCGGCTGGGATCCAGTTCGACGTGCTCGTATTGCCTGGCAGCTGACGGGGTGGACTAGGTCGGCGCCAACACGCTCGATCTAGTCCACCCACACCTTCGCGCTGGTAAGCGGCGGCGCGTCCTTCGGCACCCATCGGTGCATCGGCCGCTCGCAGACCCAGCACGCGATGCTCTCCGGCGCGGGCTCGAGCACCTCCGACTGGCCGCCACAGTAGCAACCGAACGACGCGACCAAGTGGCAGTGCGCGCCGTCCTGCATAGGATCCGGTATATTCTGGGCCGGTTTTGCAGGTGCCGGCGGTAGACAAATCGGCGCCGTTTTCGGATCTGGTTGCGCAGGCGGGCTTGGCTCCATATCGAATAGGTCAGGCATCGGACTTCTCGAGACGTTTCCGCCAGCCTTTGGGCGGGGGCCATGGCACACCCCATCTTGCTAGTTGCTCGCGTGACCAGCCTCCTTTCGGGGTGCGGGCGGCTTCGATCTCGTCATGTGTCGGCATCACGCGCCCTCCAGAATCATCTGCGCCATCGCCTTGATGCGCGAGGTTTCGTTCACTTGCTTCGGTAGGGCCTTGCCCGGATCCATGATGCCGCGACCCTGATCGCTCTTCACGCCGAGCATCGCCATGAGCACCGGATCGCTCCCGCCGTTGACGTGTAGGTAGTGGGCGTCGACCTGGTGCGGCTGGCCCGGGCGGCGCACGCGACCGATCAGCTGCTTGTGCACCTGCGGGGACCAGTCCAGTTCCCCGAACACGACGTCGCGGCACTTGTACTGGAGCCCGTCGAGGCCGGCACCGGTGCGCAGCGACATCATCAGAACGCGCGATCCGCGGGGGTCCAGGAAGCGCTGGACGTTCCGAGCCTTTCCAGCCGCCGTCTCAGACCCCGTGTAATGCACCGGATCGAACTCGCGCAGCGCATAGCGCCAGATGTCGTAGACGTCTCGGTGCCAGCCGGCGAGGACGACGCGCGGCCGCTCTCTGAGCAGCATCTTCACGTAGGCGGCGACGGACTTGGCCTTGGTGACGCCAGTGAGATGCCGCATCTTGACGTCGAGCTCGCGAGAGGCGCGGCCGGCATCCTGGAAGCGTCCGGTCATCACCGTCGTCGCGAGCATGTGCAGGATCTCCTCCTCCTTCGCCATCGCCACGCGGTCGAAGTCGAGTTCGTGCTCGATGACATTCGGCGGTGGCATTGAGCGATCGACGGCGGGATCGTCTTCGTCGCGGCGCAGCACCCACCCGCTGCTCTTGAGGAACGATCCGAGCGCATCGGGATCCTTGACCGCGCCCTCCGATCCGACCCATTCGCGATAGAACTCCTCCCGTTCGCCGAGCAGATCCTCGTTCAAGTAGGACATGATGCGGTGCATCTCATTGCCCATGTTGAAGACCGGAGTGGCCGAGAGGCCCATCTTGAACATCGCGTTGTTGGTGAACCGGCGAGCGGCTTGCCCCTTGTCGGTGGTGTCACCATGCCGGAGCTCCTGGATCTCGTCATAGACGACGGACTTGAACGTGCCGCGCTCGATCACCTCGCTCCAGCCGGAGATGAGGTGGTAGGAGAACACGTAGATGTCGGCGACGGGGAGGGTGTAGGGCGTGCGGGTCCGGACCTTGTGCACCCGCAGCGTCGTGAAGTCCTTGACGCGCTTGACCCACTGGTCGACGACGTGGCTTTGCACCACGCAGGCCATCGGGAGCGGAGCCCCGCGCACGGCGGCGCCCAGGGCCGAGTTCGTCTTGCCCAGGCCGACGTCGTCGCCAAGCAGGAGACCGCCCTGCGCCAGTGCGATGGTGATCGCCTGCTCCTGGTAGAAGTATGGCGCCTTGCCGGGCTTGAAGCCGGCGGTATCGGTCGGCGGCGTCCAATTGAGATCGAGGACCAGCCCGCGCTCGGCGATCTTGCGCGCCATGCGCTCGGCGCCCTGCCGCAAGAGCTCGTGGCAATTCTCGTTCGCTTCAAGCGGGTAGCGGTCCATGAACCACTTGATGTCGGCCCGGGTGTCGTCGTTGTCGGTCAGGAAGTGCACGGTCGCTGCGTGATGCACCTTGGGGAAGAGCCGCTTGAACGCGACCGCAACGTGGGGCTCGAGTTGGTCGATGCCCCACCCCGTCCGGCCGCGATGATTTCCGAAGCGTAAGCGGCCGAATGTCCTCACAGTGCAGATCTCCCGAGATTGACGACGAAGCACGGCTTGTCATTGATCGACGCAGGCACCCCACCCACGCCGAGCGTCATCAGGACAAGCGAGTCGACGACGTCGTGCTTGGCATAGCGCTGCAGCTGGCGGTAGATGTGCCGCGCCGGCATCTTGATCTTGAGCTCGAGCGCGATGTGCCCCTCGACCAGGAAGTCGACGCGATCACCGATGTCGAGCACCTTCTCGCGCTCGTGCGGCACGCCCTGCTTGAGCAGGAACTCCTGGACGTCGGACTGCAGGAGGGCCTCCTGCCCCAGCCGGAAGCGTTGCGGCTGGAGCAGGATGGCGAGTTCGCGCGCGGTCACAGCATCACCGTCGCGCCAATGATGCCGACGATGCACACGACGATCAGCCAGATCGGCGCCAGCTTGGCTTCGGCGATGCGGGGCTCGTACCGTGGGTCGTGCTCAAGGGGATCATCCTGCATTGACGGCCTCCTTCGCTTCCACGGCTGCGATCGCCGCGTCACGCGCTTGCTCATAGGATTGACGGTGGGCCCCCGTCGGATCGCGCTGCCAGGTCCGGTGCGTATCGAACACGGCATGGTTCAGCGCCTTCGGCACGCGCCGCCAGTGCGGCCAGCACATTAGCTGCTGCGGCTTGGCGTGCGCCGTGCAGCCCTTCACCGGGCAGGGTAGGCCCCGGATGTTCTTCGGGATCTTCATGTGTCCGCCTCCCCAGCCTTTTCCCAGATGTCCGTTGTCGAAGTTGGATCTGGGAAGTTGCGGCTACGCTCGTCGAGCAGCTTCGCGAGTTCGATCAGAAAGTGCTTGGTGATTGAAATTGTGACACCGCGCTCCATTGATGTGTTCTTGCGCAACTGTGCCGCCGGCTTTCCTCGATCACATCGATCCAGCGCGACGGCCATGGCTTCGACCAACCAGGCCCACTCGCCTTCCTCGCGCTTGATCGTCACGCCAATCCTGGCGAGATCAGAAGCGGAGATGTCGAGCAGCACGGATTGGAGGCGCTGCAGGAGCTCGTCGTGGGTGGGCTCTGGGGGCTCTTCAAACTGCTCGTATCGTGGGACGGCGGCATCGGAAAGCGCAGGTACTTTCGTCCTGTCCGCTGCCTCATGCAGTCGGTTCATCTGAGCATCGGTCATGCCGACCATGGGCTGTTCCTTTCTGGTGTTGAGGGCATAGCGCCCGTTCTGCGGGTTCATATCAGCGGCCTCATGACCGCGGCGGGGTCGAGCCGCTCCGGATCGGCCTCAAGGCCGCAATCGGCCTTGCAATCGGCGCAGGGTGCCCATGGGGCCGCTCCGGGCTCGTCATTGACGATCTCGTAGCAGGGTGGCTCGCCGAACTCGGCGCACCTATCCTGGCACGCGGATTTCAGCTTCTCGTCCATCGTCGGCATGCGCTTAGCTCCAGGAAGGAAGGTGAGTTGCCGGGCGCCGGGTATGCCTTGGAGGCGTTCGGGCAAGGCGTCCCCCGCCAGGCAAGCCCGGCAACTGCAGAGGACGCCTCGGAGTGTCATCGGGCGGTCGGATCAAGCCGTTCGGCGACGTAATTGACCGCGGATTCGACGCTGATCAGCTTCTCAGCATCCGGATCCTTGATTTCGACGCCGAACTCCGCCTCGATCGTCATGACAAACTCGACTTGGTCTAGGCTATCGAGGAGTTCATTGGCCGCTGGCTGGTCGCGCGCCTCTTCGGGCGTGAAGAAAGCCTTGTCTGCAGAGCGCATTCTTTCGAGTGTATCCGCCCCGAAAAGGTCCGAAAACACCTTCTCAACGCGCTCTTTTGCCTCTGATTTCAGCATATTTCCCTCCAAAAACGGGCGAAATAGCCCGAAAAACTCAGTTGAGACCCGAAAAACTGCAAACTTGCGCAATTCTGCAAGTTTTGGCCTAATTCGGCTTATCCATGCGAACTTCGCCATCAATTACGGTGCCCACCCTCGTTCCATCGAGCAGGAGATAGCCGACTTTGGCGTGGAGCTCTGGCGCCTCGCAATTTCCCAGAACGATGCCCGTAGACGGGTCATTCTTCCTCCCGATGTAGATCGCGATGTGAAAGTCCTCCGGGGTGCGGAGATTGCTCTTGATCCAGTCGAGAGCATGGGACAGCAACGGCGCGATCTGCCTGATTGTATCACCCATTGACCTGGCCCTCTTCAAAGCGCGCACCGAGATCTGCCTGCTCCGCGCTGATCCACTCCAGGTTGGCAGCGATCCACTCCAGGTCGACGGGCACGTTCATCATGCCAGAGAGGCCTTTGCCGAACAGGAGCCCGGTGCCGACCGTCTCGATGCCATTGATGCGAAAGCCGGGCACGCCTTTCTCCTGCGCGGCGTCACCAGCGACCACCAGAGGGGTCGGGCCGGCGTCATAGGAGACGTTGCGCCCCTTCTCCTGCCGCACGCCCATGAGGCGGCGACCTTCGATGTCCTGCAGTACCATGTGGCCCAGCTGCTTGGCGCCAGTGATGCGGCGGACAGCCTGAGTGAGGTTCTGCCCAGAGATCTTGAGCAATACGGCGCGCCTGTTCACCGGATCGATCTTGATCACGGCGACGTCTAATTTGGACATGGTCTTCTCCTGGTGGCGCTTAGGTGCGCAGGGCTTCGGACAGGGCTTTGAAGGTTGCGTCGGTCGGCGGTCCGACCAGGAAGGGGAAGCGCAGCCCATCGCGCGCTATCGCCTGCCGATACTTCTCGCCCATCCCGCGCCGCTCAAACACCTGCACCATGTTGCCGCGGGTGATGGGCTCGCCTTCGGGATAGATCAGCACATTGAGGATGTCGGAGATGTCGTCGTCTGCCCAGGGCCGGCAACCGACCAACTCGGCGAGATCGTTGATACGGTCGACGTGTCGGATGATCCCCTTGAACAGGGCATCCTCGACCGCCTGGTTGACGTTGCGCCGCGCGGGCGCTGATCGGCGGGCACTGCTCGAGCGCTGGCCGTAGCTGGCGAAGCGGTTGCCGAACGCGGTGGTGTACGATGCGCGCACGTCCGGATCCTTGATGCCGTCGACCATCACGCGCACATCGCGCCGAACCGCGGCGATCGCATCCGGACCGGCCTTCATCCTGGTGATGCACTCGCTCCAGATGATGTCCGCAAGGGAAACGGTCTCGTCGAGCATGGCGGCCACGGCTTCGGCGCCGCCCTGACGCGCGACATCGTCCGGATCATGTCCAGCCGGAGGGAAGGCGAACTTGAGGCCTTTGCCCGGGGCAAGAATCGGCAGGGCACGCATCGCCGTGCGCAGTGCTGCCGCGCGACCGGCCTTGTCGCCGTCCAGGCAAACGGTCGGATGATCGACCAGCTTCCACGCCAGCCCCATCTGCGCTTCGGTCAACGCCGTGCCGTTGGGGGCGACAACTTCTGTCACCCCTGCGTGGTATAGGCCTATGACGTCCATGTACCCTTCGACGATCACCAGCCGATCCTTAGCGCGGGCGACCGGCGAAGCGCGGTGCAGGTTGAACAGGGACCGCCCCTTGTCGAACACGGGTGTGTCGGGGCTGTTGAGGTACTTCGGCTCGCCCGGCCCCAGGATGCGACCGCCGAAGCCGACGACGCGGCCGCGCGCGTCGTGGATCGGAATGATGACCCGCGCGCGGAAGAAGTCCCGCACGCGGCCATCGTCCGGATTGCGCCGAAGCACGCCGAGCTCGACGAGCGCTTCCACCGGAGCATCGACGTTGAGGACGAAAGGCCGGGCGTCGTACCCGACCTTGGGTGCAAACCCGATCTCGAAGTGAGCGGCCACACCTGGCCCGATCCCGCGCCCTTCCAGGTAATCGATCGCCGGGCGCGCGGCCGCAAGTTCGCGCTGGAACAGCTGAGACACGCGGAGAAGAACGTCGTGGTGCCCCTCGCGCGCCTTCTCGCGTGCCGCGGCGCGTGGATCCGGCGCCGGCACTTCCATCCCCACGCCAGCCGCGAGCTCCTTCACCGCGTCGATGAACGTCATGCCCTCGTGGTCGGTCATCCATCGGATCGCGTCGCCGTGCGCTCCGCACCCGAAGCAGTGATAGAACCCCTTGGGGTCGTTGACGAAGAACGACGGGCCCTTCTCCGAATGGAACGGGCAGCACGCTTTCCACTCGCTGCCTGCTTTCTTGAGAGGCACCGACTTCATGACGAGCGAGGATAGGCTCACGCGGTCGCGCAACTGATCCAGCCAGGCGGTCGGGATGCTCACGGATAAAGCCTCTCAGGATAGGTGAGAATGCCGACACCGGCTGCGGCAGCGCGCCGGAGCGCCTGCACGCCTTTCCAGCCGATCGCCATCAAGGCTGTGCCGTTGGACGGTGAGATACCCTCGCTTCCATCGGCGCGCTCGAAGCGGATCTTGCGTGTGAACAACACGGCGTCCATCTGGCGGAAAGCGTCTTGGAACCAAGGGGCGCTAGTACGATCTGGTGTCAAGGCTACCCCATCGCCGTGCTTGGCAAACGCCTTGAGCCACGGCTCCAGCCCGTTGCGGCCTCCAAAAGGCGCGTTCATCCAGACGAAACCGTGCCAGTAAGGAGCGTACTTCAAGCCGTCGTCGCGCTCGGTCAGCCAGCATCGAACAGGAACGTGGCGGCGTAAAGTCGGTGACGCCACGTCGAGATCGAATGAGCAGCCAAGCGCTTCAAATAACCATGCTGGCGTGTACCATTCGTTGGACGCACCGCTGCGCTCCCAATAGCTCACACAAACTGCCTTTCGACCATCGCAAGTTCATTGGGTGACAGCGACCAGAAGCCTTGCTTGCCCTTGCCGGGCACGGGCTCGGCCAGTGGCCGCACATTCTGCAGCACCCAGCCGAAACGGCCTTCCTCATAGTTGCCATAGATCTTCTCGATTGGGCCGACCGTCAGGAGCAATTCCTCGGTCGTTTTGACGTCGACCAGATCGGCGACGGCAACGTACGCGCCCAAGGGAAGACGCTTTGGCAAACGACCGAGAGCATGCTCAACGCTCGCAAAATAGCGCTCATCCGGCCCCCAGCGCCGCGCTGCGTGGATCACCAATGGTCCGCGGTACTTCGTCGTCCAGTGACGCGTTTCGATCGACTTGTTGCCGAGTGCGATTGCGCTGGCCCACGGTTGCCAAAGCGAGATGGCCCTCACGACGGCATCCTTTCGATCACGCGCCGCAGAGCCCACTGCAGGACGTTGGAATTTCCGCTGAGCTCGGCCCAGGTGACGGTCTCAACGATGGTGTGCACCGGCACGCCGATGCGGCTGGGGGCAGGGTTTGCGATCTTGCCGCGGATGAGGATGCCCTGCTCGGTGATGACGAGCTCAACCAGCTTGTTGGCGAAGCAGTCGGTCGCTGCAGCCGCGATCTTGGCGGCGCGAACGAAGGTCTGGACGTCGACTCCGTCATTCATGACGCGTGCTCTCTTCTTGGTGCTGGCAGTGCGAGGGCTTGCACCTGCTGGGTCTGATACTCGAGGGCGATCGGCTCGGCGACGCGCTCGTAAACGGTGCGGTTGTCGGCCATGACGACGTTGGCGAGGAACGCCTGCTCAAAGGTCTCGATGCCGCTTTCGACGCTTTCCAGCTTCGCCTTGATCACGAGAAGTAGCGCCCGCCCGCGTTGTCGATGAGCCGCTGCCAGCTTCTCGCGACGCTGGCCAGGATTGAGCGCGCTGCCGCGCCCATCCTTTGAAGGCATGCTGTCGATTCCTGGAAGAGGCAGCGTGAAGCGGATCAGCCGGTCATGGATCGCGAATTGGATAAGGAAGTGCTCCTCGCTCTCCTCCTGGCCTATGCGCTTCGCACCAGCGCGCTTGATCAGGGTGATGATCTCGGCGATCGACTTCTCGAAGTCGACCGTCGTTCCTTCGGCGTAAGCCATCAGATTTCTCCCCGCGCCCGCTTGGCGCAGTTGCCGCAGATGAACATCTTGCGGCGGCCGATGGCCGGGATGATCCACGGCACCCAGCCGCGATCGCGCGCCATCTGCTCCGCTTCGACCTTGGCCTTGTCGAACGTGCCCATGACGTCGACCGCGATGCTGCGGTTGCGCAGACTATCGCAGGGCGCTTTCACATCGCGAGCGTGCGGCTCATTGGCGTGGGCGCACGAGATTTCGATCCTGATCATGATGATTGCTCCATTGCAGCGGGCATTGCGTCGTGAATGACGCCGTCCAGGTAGCGCCCCGCCAGCTTCTTGCCGAGCTTGACCGAGAAGCCGCCATCTGGCCACTCGTGCCAGAAGCCAGGACGTTCCCCCTTGGTCATGCTGTTCTGATGGCCGTCGGCATCGAGCTCGCCGTACGGAAACCACTCGCCGTGCTGCTTGTAGTGGAAAGGCACGTCAGCCGCCGAACACTGCCCGAGCAGAGACCGAACCCACTGCCGATTGATCGGCCGCGCTTTCGGCCCGCTCTCACCGCCAACGACCACCCAATCCAGCTTTGGGAGGCCCTCATGATCGGCGCTGATCTGGCGACCATCCTCAACGCTAATCCAAGGGCGATTGTCGAGCGCGCTGAGTTGCCAGTATTTCATGCGGATCGCGTTGAGATCGAGCGGCCCGAGTAACGGCTCTGCGCTTATCCATCGAACAGCAGCCGGGGTGCGCAATAGATCGTGGATCCGCTCCTCTGCGCGCTTCTGATCCTCGACGCTTACGCCGAGCCAGACGTTTGGAAGTTGGCCACCATTGACGGTCGAAAGGATCAGGCCGCCCGACTTGTTGTCGACGATGTCCGGCTTAGGCACGATGAGCGCGAGCTCCTTCATGTGCTTCATCCAGCGAGGTTGCGGCATGCCGGCGAAGTATTCGCGCATACGGCCCGAACGCTTGGTGAGCACCTGGTGGAAGTGCTGCGGCGTGAGCGCCATGCCGGCAAAGCAGCGGTCGATCCACGCATCCGGCACCGATGGATGGAAGATGTCACCGTGGGCGTTCCAGAAAATCGCGCGCGGACGGCTCCAGCGGAGCACTTGGATAAGCGCCGGCTCGTGAAAGCGCACTTCGCCCGTCCACACCATTCCCCCTTTGGTCTTCACGGTGAGGCCCTGGCGTACGGGGAAGCGGTGCGCCTGCTTCATTGCATAGCATCCTGCGCACCCGGGGGACTCGAGTGAGCACCCGTTGATGACGTTGGCCGTTGCGTCGCTCCAACTGATCTTCGTGTTGTCGGACATCAGAACTCATCCCTGTCGGACTGCGCAATTTCGATGACCGCGCGGCCAGCCTGAGTGATTTTGTAATATGTGGAGATGATACGGGGGGTGCCGCACTCCTTACACGCTTTGTGCAAGCTCTTGGCTTCGATGAGCCCCATGCCCTCCATGCGGATCCACACGAGAGCCGTGTCATCGTCGTGCGGGACCTTCCCGTCCGCAGGGAAATCCAGGAGAGCCCTAAGCATGTCCTTCGCGGTGATTGCAGATAGTGCTGGCATCGAGTTTTCCTTGATCATGTGGCGGATGGAATCGATGTGATTCCACCCGCCAGCCCTGGTGCGACCCGAGGGCTAACTGTTCAGCCGGCGGACGACTGCTTGAAGCGGATGACGTCCTTGGCCGCGATCTTGATGACCTCACCCGTCCGCGGGTTGCGGCCCTGGCGTTCCTGCTGGCGTACCTTCTTGAAGGTGCCGAAGTCGGAGATGCGCGCCGAGCCGTTGACGTCGATCACGCTGCGAAGTGCATCGAAGACGTTGTTGAACTGGCGGTCCGCCTCCTTCGCAGAAAGGTCCGGATCGCGGTCGCGCATGTGCGCGATGATTTTGCTCTTCATGGACTTACTCCTGGCCCTGCTTGTCGTCGCCATCGACGGGGGCCGATCCGTCGCCGGCTTCGCTTACCAGGTCGGTAAGGCGATCACTGATCACGCCGTTGATCCAGTCGCGGCGCTCCTTGGTTGCTGCAACCAGCCGCTCGCGCTCTTCGGCAGCGATATTCTGAACTTCGTGCGCGGTGGAGCAGGCCGCGATGTTCTGCTCGACTTCGCGTTGCCACGCGGCCCACTCCTCCTCATCGCCAGGAATGGGATCGCTGGACGGCGCTACCGTAACCTTCGCCTTCTCCTGCTCCGGCTGGTTCTGCTGCTGTTCGCCCTGCTCCACCTCCTCGCGTTGCCCCTGATTGCCAAAGTCGAGCGCAGAGCCCTCGCTGGTTCCGGACTGATCCTGCAAAACGGTATTGGCGCGCGTGGGCATGGCTGGTGCCGGCGCGGTAAGGCCGAGCGGGTTGGTCGGCTGCTGCATATTCGGGAAGAGATCGTGCTGCTCGGAGTCGACGATTTGGCGATCGCCCAGCGGCAAGGTCTTGCGATGAAAGCGCAGCACGGTCTTGAGCCACATCTGGCGCGGCCAACGCTTCCAGACACCCTTGGGGTTGCCGTCCTTATCGACGCCAGACTTGCTCGCCATCATCACATCGATGATCTCGTGCTTGCGGAGGTAGGCCGTCGTCTTCACGCCGCTCTTGAGAGTCGCCACGGTGTAGGCGAAGAGCATCGCGCCCGGATCCTCCTCCATGTTCGGCCGGTGGTGGATCTTGCCGTCGGTGCCGCGGGTGATGTCCCACTCGTCGTTTTCGTAGACGACCTCCGCCTCAATGGAGAGCACCTCGCCGCCACGAAGGATTTGCTGCACCAGCCCGAAGACCATCGGAAAATACTGAGCCTGCGTCTCATAAACGTCGGGCTTGGTGTTGTAAGGCGACACCTTAACCCTGTGCGACACGAGCGCTGCCTCGCGGCCGTCCAGGCGCAGGCCATCGTAAGCGGCCTTGACGCACGCGTTGACGATCGAGACCGGCGTGCACTCGAGCAGATCTGGATTGTTCCGAAGTGCCTGGTTCACGGCCGAGTAGAAGTTCTCGAAGGTGACATCGAGCGGCAGCACCTCCTCAATCTCGCGCCCGCGCGCCTTCAATCCCCGGAGAACTCGGTTGAGCATGTCCTGCTTGGAAAGCACCTCGTTGGGCGTCGGATTCTGCTGCTGCATGCGCTGGGTGTTGTTCTGCCTGGCCATGGATCAATCTACCTTGAGCTTGGTGGCGGTCGACTTCTCGACGCCTGGGATGTCGGGCATGTGCCGGGCGAGCGACTTGACCACGGACAGCGCCGCGTTCTTCACCGTTTCGGAATTGAGGATGATGTCGGGCAGGGCCCGCATGTCGGTGATCGTGTAGACGGTCACGTCGACGTTACCGGACTTGGAGCCGAGGTCGCCGATCACCTTGCGCCGCTTGGCCGGCTGGAGCGGTGCAGCGGCGCTAGGACCGCGCGGCGATAGAACCGCTGGTGCGCTGTAATCGATGCCGAAGCGCGACTTTCGCGGTGCGGTTTCCACCTCTGCCTCTGGTGCCGGCTCCGGCTCGACAGCAGGTGCGGCGGCCTGGCGCGCCTTGGCCATGAACGCCTGCTCCTCGCGGCGCGCCGTCTCGATCCGAACGTCCTCTTCGTCGTTCCACGCCTTGAGCCGGGCGCGCAGCTGGGTCAGCGCCTCCTCAACTGGAAGCCAAAGCTCGTCCGCGATCGCCTTCCCTACGTCTGCCGCCTCACGATAGGGACGGGTGATAGCGAAGCGATCGTTGACGATCAGCGTCTCAAGATCGCCTGCCAGGCTCACGATGTCGCCAGCTTGACCAGCCGTGATACGGTCTGTCACCTGCTTCGCATTCGCGCGCTCGGCGAAGTAGGAGACGCGCTCGCGGTACTTGTCGACCACGTCCTGCATCTGACCGCGCACCGTCTCAATGGGCGATGGTGGCTCGTTATGGCCGATGGGCGCGGGGCGCCGAGGTTCTTCGTCAGGGATCATGCTCATTCCGTCAGGGGAGGGTTACAGTCATCACGTCGACCTTCCGGCCGATGCCGCCGAACGCGTCGTCGGGATCGTACGTGGCCGCCCACTCGTGCCGTTCCAGCCGGTAGAGCCAGTCGTCGCGGTCGGTTGGGCGCTTGGCGCACGCGGGCCAGATGTCAGTGAGGTGCTCGATGCGCAGCGGTCCCACGCGCACCGGCTCATCGTCGAGCACATCGAAGCCCACCTGCACCTGCCAGCGGGGCGAACGGTCGAGCACGGTTCCATCCTGCTCCGGAGGTCCGAACCACACCCGCACGGGGATTGCGATGCGGTCTTGCGGCTGGATGAGGAAGTATCCTTCCTCGAGCGCATCGGCGCCGTGCTGCTCGCGCTGGTATCGGTCCGGGATCATCGACAAGGTCCAAAGGCCGGAAAAGGAGACGAGGGACCGTCAAGTGCGGGGGGTAAGTGCAAGCGGCCCCCCGTCTCACACCGCGCCGCGGCCAAGCCGACTCGGTGTGCCATCCGTATCGACGAAGGCGGATCGAGGCGCAACAACAAAACGTCCACGATAAGGACATTTTGCACTAGCCATGATTTCGGCATAACCCTAATAGGGTCAAGGGGAGACGGCTCGCTCGAGCGGTACCCGACCATCCCTGTGGAGGACATAATGCCCACAAATACGCAGACGGATCTCGTCTTGGCGCGTCTGGCTGCAAGGCGGCCCGAAGCCATCGCTAAGGTCCGCAAGTACCTACCGAAGGTGTCGGAACAGACGGTCCGCAATTGGGTGCGCAATGGCTTCATCCCGCAGCAACATCATGAGACGTTGCTGCTTGGCGCTCAGCGCGATGGCCTGCCGCTCGTGCCGCATGACTTCGTTCAATACCTCTACGGTCCCGCAATCGCCGCCCAGATGGGTGGTGGTAAACCGGCAGCTTCGGCCGCCATCCACGCCTGATCCAGGCAACACAAGGAAAGCCACATGGCGAAGAGCGCATCTGCAGAATCGGTGCAGGCGGACATGCAGCCGCCGAACTTCCGGGCCGCGGTCCAGAAGGTTCGCACCATCACCGCGAAGAAGGACAAAATCGGTTCGGTCAACGGCGAGATCGCCGACATCTATGCGAAGATCGAAGGGCATAAGGTCAACCGGCAAGCTGCGAAGATCTTTTACGCTCTCGACCGTATGGAGATGGCGGATCGGAACGACGTGCTTCGCTCGCTCGAGGGCCTGCTCGACGCGGCTGGATATGACGAGGAAGCACGCGAGGATCTGGTCGACAAGGCCAGCAAGGGCGACGTGCTGCCTATGCGCCGCACGATGACTGCCGAAGAGGGGCGGGCCGAGATGGAAGAGGCCGGCGGTTATCCAGGCGAGGATGGCGACGCGATCACGGCGGCCGACGTCGCGGGGGTCGTCGGAGAGATCATTTCGGATGGCGTCGATGTCGCGATCAATTCCGATGATGTTCCCGCCGATGTCGCATCGGTCGAAGACATCCTTGCGCGGTGTGAAGCTGCCGAGCTCGCGGAGACGAGTGAGGCGGCCCCGAACGCAGACCCGGACGCGTTCACCGAGGCGAGTGAGGAGGAGTTGAAGGCCCAGGCAGGTCGCGGCGCGAAGGGCGGCGGTCGCAAGGGCGCAACCGCGCGCTCCGTCGATAACGTGCACCCCCTGCGCGCATGAAGAAGACGTGTGCTCTGGGTTTAGACCTGGCGACCACGACGGGGTACGCGTGGCATCGCAATCCGATGCCACGCCCCTTCCTGGACGCGTTCCGCCTCCCCGGCGACCCGGGGGAGGTAGGCAAGCCTGCCTACGCGCTCGAGAACTGGCTGTGGGATTTGTACGACGCGACGAAGGGCGATGGCCCGATCACGCACATCTTTTTCGAGGCCCAGCACATCTCGGGCAACATCAACATCGACACGGTCTACCGCCTGATCTGCCTTGGCGGTGTGGTCGAGAAGTTCGCGTTTCAGATCCACGCCCACGTCTACAAAGTAGAGATCTCGAAATGGCGCAAGCACTTCATCGGTCGCGGCTCCGGTTTCAAAAAGACGCCCGACAAGAAGAAGTATCTGCCCGGCGAAGATCCCAAGGACTTGGCGCTCCAGCGCTGCGCCGATTACGGCTGGCACACCGATAAGCCGGACGCCGCCGAAGCTGCGGGTATTCTTGACTTCGGCCTGTCCGCTCTCGGCGAATACCACCCACGACCATGGCGTGATGCCGCAATGATGAAAGCGATGCAAAAATGAGCAACGAACAAGAATCCGGCATGTCCGAGCCGACCAATGGAAGCGGTGGTGAAATCCGCTGCTGGAGCCATGAGATTAGGCAGGAGAACTGCCGAACCTGTCAGGCTGAGACCGCCCAGGTTGGGGCAGCAACGGATAGCGGGGAGGGGGAACCGGCGGCGTGGCAGCGGCTAGCCCCCGGGATAAACGAGTGGGTCATTTGCGAGGCAAGTGATCTTGCGCATTACCGCAGGCGCGGACAGAAGACGCGCCCACTCTACGTCTCCATGCCCGTCGCGGATAGCGTAGATGCGGTGAAGGTGGCGAAGGTGCGTGTGACAAACGGCGGCTACGCTATGACCTTGGCCACCTACGTCGCATATGCGCTGCCTGAAGGCGACCACTGGCTCTACGCCTCCATGCCCTCCGCCGATCAGGAGGGGCTGGTCGGGGAACTGGTCGAGGCGTTGGCCAAGGCGCGAGCCCGAGGCGACGTTCTGGCGGACTTAATCGCCGTGCGTGCGAATGGAGCTGTGCGGGACGATGAAGACGACTGCGTTGCAGAGTGGGACGAATTTTCGCGCAACGAGGCTAAGCCACTCCTCACCCGCGCCCGCCAGATGGGGAGCGAGGGAGCATGAGCAGAGCGCCGAAGGCTGACGATTTGTCACTCCCGCCTCTTCCGGATCAGCGCTTCGGGATCCTCTCATTTGACCCACCATGGCATCACGAGACCCGCGCGCCACTCAAGGACGAGGCGCAGATTCGGACACCGCAAAAGCACTACCCTACGATGTCGATCGAGCAGATCGAGAAGATCCCGGTTCGCGAGATGGCGCTGCCGGACGCGTGGGTTTTCCTTTGGATGACCGGGCCGCTGATGGTGAAGGGCGCGCACAATCGCCTGTTCGACGCTTGGGGTGTGACGCCTTCGTCGACCGCTTTCGTCTGGATCAAGCTCTGGAATAAATTCGACACCTCATCCTTGCTGCGCACGCCTTTGCTTGAAGCGGACTTGGCTCTCGGCATGGGTCTCACCACGCGGCAGAACGCCGAGTTCGTCATGCTCGGCCGCATCGGAAAGCCGAAGGTAGGTCGCCACGACATCCGCCAAGTGATCGTCTCCAATCGCCGCGAGCATAGCCGCAAGCCGGAGGAATATTACCGACGCGTCGAACACTTCGCGGCCGGGCCGCGGCTGGACGGCTTCGGCGGCGCGGCCCGGCGGGGCTGGACGTCGTGGGGCATCCCGCACCGTGATGATGACCGTCCGGACGAAAAGCAGCGCACCGGCCGCCGCGCGCGGTGCAACACCTGCGACCAGCCGGCGCAGGTCAACCAGTACGACGTGTGCCAGCCGTGCATGGACAAGGCAGAGGCGCGCGCTGAGGTATGAGCGACCGGCTGATCAATCAGACGGCAGAGGCGGCTCTGCTCGGCGCGCTGCTGCTCGACAACAAGCTGATCCTGGAAGTCGCCGACCGTGTGAAGCATTCCGACTTCGGCGATGCGCTGCATGGTCGGATCTTCAACGCGATGATGAAGTTCCAGGCCAAAGGGATGCGCGCCGATGCGATGACGTTGCGCCCGCTGTTCCTACACGATCAGGACGCGCTCGAGGGGCAGTACCTCGACGAGCTCGTCGACTCCCCAGCCGTCGTCGCCGGCGCGCCAGCAATCGCCGATCAGGTGGCCGACCTCGCCGGGCGCCGGCACGCGCGCCAGGTAATGATCGATAGCCTCAAGGCGCTGGAGGATGATCTTGATCGTCCAGTCGACGAGATTTGCGCGCAAGTCGAAGCCGCTGGCTACGAGGCCGCCAGCCACACGATCGACGATGGATCGTCCGATGGCGGCGACATGATCGGGTTTGTCGAGGCGCGTGATGATCGGATCAACTCCGATCCGGGCGCCGCGGGCATGTCGAACGCGCTGATCGACGAGATTGATCAGGGGCTCGGCTACCTGGAGACGAAAACCTACAACATCATCGCCGGCCGGCCTGGCATGGGAAAGTCGGCGCTCGCTGGTTCGGCAGCGCTTGGGTACGCGTTGAGCGGTCACGCCGGGCTCTGCATCAACCTCGAAATGTCGAAGGAACAGAGCGGCATCCGGCTGGCCGCAGACGCGGGCTTCGCGCTCGGCGTGAAGCTGACGGCGAGCCAGCTGCGCAAGGGCGGCCTGTCACGCCAGGACCGCGCCGACCTCACGATCATCCGGGAAAAGGTGAAGCTGCTGCCCCTCAAGTTTCGATCGCTCCAGCCGGACACCGACATCCGCCGGATCTGGTCGATTGTGGCGCGCGAGAAGGCGCTGTTCGCAGCCCGGGGGCACAAGCTGGCCTTCGTGGTGCTGGATTATCTCGGTCTGTGCTCGGCGACCGATGCCGAAGGCCGGGTGATCGATGACACCCGCAAGAAGATGAACACCGTCTCGAAGATGGTGAAGCGCATGGCGTCCGAGCTCGACGTGTGTGTCATCGCGTTGGCGCAATTGTCGCGCGGCGTGGAAGCGCGCCAGGACAAGCGCCCGATGATGTCTGACTTGAAGGAGTCGGGCGACCTTGAGCAGGACGCCGATTCGATCACGATGGTCTATCGCGAGGAGTATTACCTGCAGCAGTCAGAGCCGAAGGCCGGCGACAAGGATCGCGAAAGCTGGGAGGCTGAATATCAGGCTTCACGCGATAAGGTGGACCTGCTGTTCGTGAAGAACCGACACGGGAGATCTACCGCTAAGCAGGCGAAATTCCTTGGGGATTTCGTCGCCGTGCGATCGCGCGACGTCGACCAGTTCTCGGACACACCGCACTTCGCGTTCTAGGATGTTCCCGGAATGGCCCCCATCGACATCGCGGTGGGCGGGGGCCTAAATGAAGTGCCCCCCGGAGTCGCGAAACTCCGAGGGGCAGGATGTCTCGGGCAAGAGACGAGCGTGACGCTCGCGAACTTTATAGTCACGCTCGCCTCTGCCCGCAACTGAAAGGGCAAGGCAAATGAACCGCAACATGAAAGCAATCAATTGGGCGATGGAGGTGCGCGGCCTCGATCCCGGACCATGGCGCCTGCTGATGGTATTGTGCAGCCACGTCGGCAAGCGCGACTATTGCGTGTGGCCGTCCCTCAAGACGATGGCCGAGAAAGCCGAGATCAGTCGCCCGTCGGCGAAGCGTTTCATCGGCATCCTGATAGATCGCGGTTTCATCGAGCACGTCGAAGTGATGTGGCGCGAAAATGGCGGACGCAGCAGCAACAAGTACAGGATCAAGGTCGGCGAAATCGCGGTGATCGAGAGCGATGACGAAGAGGAAGACGACTACGTTTCGCAATCTGACCCTAGGGTCAATCTGACCCTAGCCCCGGGTCACAGCTATGACCCTGGCCCCCGGGTCACTGGTGAACCTAGCAGGGAACCTCTTTTAGAAAGAACCTCTCAATTAGAAGATTCCTCCCTTTCTACGAAAGGGCCCTCCTTTGAGGGGAAGGATCTGTTCGGTGGATCAGGTGAGATCGTCGATAAGCCCTTTGACCTCGTCCAGTGGATCGAAGACGAGTGGTGCGTGCTTAAAGCGGAGCATCCCGGCATCGCAGGAATCCGGAAGATCGACGACGGCCTGGCGCACACGATCCGGCTGCGGACCGAGCAGCACAAGGTGAAAGGCGAGAGCGAGCGCGATGTCTGGGAGCGCGTGTTCGCGGAGATACGCAGCAGCCGATTCCTGCAGGGTCGCGTTCCACCTTCGGGCGGCCGCGAAAACCCGTTCAAGCTCACGCTCTCCTGGCTCGTGAAGGCCGCAATGTTCCGCGAGGTTATCAATGGCAAATACTCCCGCAGTTCGGATGACGGACGTTACACGGACCGATCCGGCAACCCACTCTCCCCAAGCGATCAGGCTGCAGCTGGTGAGATCGAACGCATACTCGCTCGTAAGCAATCGCGAGCACGATGATGTCATCGCTGCTGCGCTCGAGCGTGGTAACTTTGCCGAAGCAATGCCCACACTGGTCGACGTCTACGCAAGCGAGATGGCGGTGCTGGAGGATCAGGATCCGCGTACGATCGCTGAGTTCGTCGCGAACGAGATCACGATGTTCATCAAGCTGGTGGGCGTGACTTGGCATCCAGAGCAGCGGAAGGATTACAACGCCGGCATCACCGATGCCTTCGCGCATGTCCCGTACAGCATCCTCCTGCCGACGGTCCAGGAAGCGCGTCGTAAGGTCTACAGCCACGAGCGTTTCGTCTCTTGGTGCTTTGAGCGTATGGAGGACAAGCTCGCTCGGCTGAATGAAGAATACCGGGTGCTGCAAGAGCTCATACGGATCGCGAACAGGTAGATGGCAAAGACTGATCCCCAGCGCAGAGTCGACCTTGCTGCTGCGCTGGCGTCAGCCAAGCCGGGCGAGCGCTGGGACACCCAAGAGTGCGCGGCGATCTGGGGTGTTTCCAAACCGCGTTTCGTCAACAAGTACGTTGAGTTTCCGGACTTTCCGGATCCGGAGAAGGATGGGAACCGACACCTCTACGACAAGGTGGGCGTCATCAAATCGATGCTCGCCTACCTCGATCGCCACCAAGCGGCATCGCTCGAGCGCGCCAAGCGCCACGCGGCGCTGCTGGGGGGCGACGAGATGGAAGAGGCGCTCAAGCGGTACACGCCGCAGGAGATCATCCACCTCAATCGCCTGCAGACGGAAATGGACCAGCGGGCGATCGCCCAAGGCCTCTACGTCCCGGTTACGGAAGTTTCGGCCGTCGCCGGCGCAGTGTTCTCGGAGATCAGCGAGTTCATGACCGGCCTGTCCAACAAGATCGATCCGCACGGCAAGCTCGATCCGAACCTGCGCAAGCTCATCGACACGAACGCTCACTCGCGGTTATTGCAAGTTCACAACCGCTTGAAGGCTCTACTCGCCGATGCTGTCGACGGAACTCCTGCTGCAAAAGCTAGAAGCGCTCGGAAGCCACGCTTACGTCGCCAAGGCTAAGGATGTATTCTCGGCGCGGCTGGATAGCCTGCTGCCTGCCAAGTCGATTTCGATAAACGAGTTCAACCGCACCAAGCGGAAGATGGTCAACCAGGGCGGCGAGCCCTTCGATTACGACGCGACCCTCACCCCCTACCTTGAGAAAATCAACGACGCCTGCGACCACCCGGACGTGCGCGTCATCCTGGTGAAGGGCAACACCCGGTCGGGTAAGACCGTCTCAGCCGAGTCGATGATCCTGCGGGATGCCACGTACGGTCCGGTGAAAAACGTCCTGTGGTTCATGCAGGACGACGACTCCCTCAACGACTACATCGATGAGCGCGGCGAAGAGATGCTGACGATCCACCCGGAGGTGGACGAGAAGATCGATTGGACGGACCGCAAGAACGGCCGCAAGCGCAAGATGGTGGGCCGCGCGCTCTGGTTGTGGCGCGCGGCCACGCAGCGAGCGCTGCGCGCGAAGGCCGCGCCGATCATCGTGGCCGACGAGATCGACGCGTACATCAAGAAAGTTCGCGATGCGATCATGACGCTGATCACGTCGCGCCAGGAAGAGTTCGGCACAGCGGCCAAGGCCTACCTGTGCTCGCACCCTGACGCGGGCCCCGATGGCGGCATCGACCTCGCGCTCAAGGACGCGCTCGTGCACCTGTGGTTTGTCCGTTGCCCGCACTGCGGCGGCGCGTCATCGCCAGCCGCCGAAGTGGAGGAATGGGGCGGGCACCGTCTGTACTGGAACCTGCCCTCCATGATGGGGCTGGCCGAAGAGATGGACCGCGTCGATTTCCTCAACCACGTCGCCGCTCACGTCGAGCTTGAGTGCCCGCACGAGGGGTGCGGCGCGTCGTTTCCGCCATCGGAGCGCTTGCCGTTGATGAACTCGGGGCGGTGGCTGCAGCGTCACCAGGTCTGGAACGAGGACGGCACAGTCACTGGCGAGGATCTGGTTCAGCCGTGGATGGGTTTCGTGATCCACGCGTTCATGGCGCCGTTCGTGAAGCTGCCAGAGACCGCGCGCGATTGGGCCGCGGCCATGCTGTCTTACCAGAACACCGGGCAGGACACCCACTTGCGCGAAGTCGTGGTGAAGAAGCTCGGCGAGACGCCATCCGCTTCCAAGCCCGAAGAGCAGATGGAGAACGCGAAGGTGGTGGCCGCGCGCCTCACCTCGAATTACGACATGCGCAAGGTTCCGGCTGGCGTGAAGTTCCTCACGGCCTTCGTCGACATCCAGGGTGATCGCTTCGAGGTACGAGTCATCGGGTGGGATCTCGCGCGCCAGTCCTGGTTGATCGACGCGTTCCAGATCAAGAACTGGCCAGCCGACGAAGCGCACGGTGCGTTCGACAACATCGATCCTGGCAACCGCGTCGGCGACTTTGACGTGCTGCTCAAGAGCGTGATCAACGCGCACTACCCGCTGGCATCGAACGAGGAGCGGGTATCGGCTGGGCTCGAGCCGCTGTTCATGCCGATCGCCAAGACGGTGCTCAACTCCGCTGGTCAGCCCGGCGCGCAGCACAACGCGCGCTTGTTCGCGAGCAAGGCTTACGGGAGCTATGGCATCCCGATGTATAAGCTCATGCTCATGATCGGCGCGGCGACGGCCAAAGGTGAGCTCTACGGCAAGCCCAAGCAGATCACCCACGATGAGCAGGGCCGCCCGCTGCACGTTCCAGTCTACGAGCGCGCGGTCAACGTGCACGATCTCAAGCGCCTCATCACCTTGCGCATGAAGATCGAGACGCCGGGCCCGGGGCGCATCCACTTCCCCTCCAACATCTCGCCGCGGTACTTCCAGGAACTCACCGCCGAGCACATGGTCAACGGCAAGTGGGTGCAGCGCTACGCGCGCAACGAGACCTTCGATGGCTTCGTGGCCTGCGAGGTGGCGCGCGAGACATTGGGCGCCGACAACCGCGAGATCGACTGGAGCAATCCGCCGGTGTGGGCCAAGCCGAAACCGCGCGGACAGGGTGAGGAAGCTGTGCTATCTCCGCGAGAGACGGCGCTCGACCGCCTGCTGAAACTGAACTCGGGGGTTTAGATGCGTCCCTACGCAGATCTTACGGACGAACTGCTCATCGCCGAGATCGAGCAGTATCGGGCAGCGCGCAAGGAAGCGATGTTCGGAGGTGGCGTCGGCGTGATCGCCGGTGAAGGCCGCCGGATCGAGTACACCAAGACTTCGATCAGGGGCTTGGATGAAGAGCTCCGCGTCCTCTACTACGAGGCCCGCCAGCGCGGCCTGCCTATTGGTGGCTCCGGCGGCGCCATTGCTGTGGAGATCGGATGATGTCGTACTACAACCCGGAGGCAACGGTCGCGCGCACGGGCTTGCTGTCTGGCTCTGCCGCTTACTTCCCCAACGTCGAGTCCTTCGCCGGCGAGATCTTCACCAAGCCGCCCACGACATCGGCGCGTGAGGAAGGGCGCAAGAGCCGCAAGGACATCGTTCGCGCCGCGCGTCACATCGAACGCCAATCCGAGCACATCCGGGGCGGCATCGACAAGAAAGCTGACTACGTCGTCGGCCCCCGGCTCATGGTCAACCCGCGTCCCGATTGGGAGATGCTCGGCATCACCGACAAGGACACGCAGGAGAAGATCGTCAAGTCGATGCGGCGCGAGTTCCGCAATTGGGGCTACGACACGCGCCTGCTGCAAGACGGCGAGGGACACTACGACTTTGGCGGCATGATGTGGCTGGCCTTCCGCAACCTCACCGCTGCCGATGGCGAATGCGCCGGTGTCATCCACTACGATGAGAAGCGTGCGAAGGCTTACCGCACCCGCTGGGCGACGTACTTCACCGTCATCGACCCCGACCGGATCGAGACGCCAGCCGACCACGTCGGGAACGACAATGTCCAGGATGGCATGATCCTTGATCCCGATGGTCGCTGGATCGGTTTCTTCGCGCGCAAGCATCACCCGGGCGACTTCACGGGCGATCCCTCATACGCGATGGTGCCGCGCGAGACATCATCTGGCCGCCCGGTGGGCCTGCACTGGTTCGTCAAGAACCGCGCCGCCGCCCTGCGTGGGATCTCCACGCTGGTCACGATCATCAAGCAGACCGGCATGGTCGACAAGTTCGATGACGCCTACCTCGCGGCCGCGATCATCAACCAGGTGCTCGGAACGTGGATCGAGTCCGCGGCCCCGCCGGAGGTGGTCGCCGAGAACCTGGCCCCAGCCGCTCCCACCACGCAGGCTAACGTCGATGCTGCGTGGACGATGTTCGACAAAAAGCTGAATTACTACGACAAGGCCAAGATGCGGATCGGCGGCAACCGCCTGGCCGTCGTACCGCCTGGCGACAAGATCGTCATGGAGGCGGTCAATCGCGCGATGGAGGATCCATCCGCGTTGCGCGATGGCTTCCTGCGCATGTTCTCATCGGCGCTGGGTCTCAGCTTCGAGCAGCTGGGCCAGAAGTTCGGCGACGCGAACATGTCGTCTGCTCGTATGGCGATCACCGACGCGTGGGTGAACATCCTCAAGCTGCGCATGTGGTTCGGCCAGCACTACGCCGCGCCGATCTACGGCGCCGTGATCGAGGAGGCGTGGAAGAAGGGGCGGCTAGACGGTATCCCCGCCGGTGCCGACTTCGACGAAAACCGGGCCGCGTGGACATCATGCGAGTTCTTCGGTCCGGCGATGCCGCAGCCCGATCCGGAGAAGGAGGCAAAGGCGCAGGCCATCCGCCTCGACAAGAAACTGACCTCGCGCCGGAAGATCATGGCGCAGGAGGGCGAGAACCTGGTCGACGTGTTCGACGACATCCAGTTGGAGCGGCAGGAAGCGGAGGATCGCGACTTCGAGCTCGATCCCCTCGCGCCTGGCACCCCTGGTGCGGCTGGAGCGGAGACAGGAACGCCCGACGGTGGAGACGGCGAACCGAAGCCCAAGCCGAAGAAGCGCGGAGCCGGCGGCGAGGCTCGCGACGGTGATGGCGACGGCGCAACGAACGAGGATCAGTGATGGCGCAATATCTCCCCTTCGTGATGCAGTCGCTCTTCGGGCGGCCGCACGCGCTTGCCCCAGCGCAGGCGCAGATGATTGTTGCAGCGCTGTCCGGCCGCATGGACATCCGCGCGCTCGTAGATGAATCGTCGGTGATGGATGCCCGGGCGATGGCGGACCTTGCGGCGATGGGTCGGATCTCCGCGGCAGAGCGCGGGGCTGGCCCGGCCGACATTCCGTCGATGCAGTCGGCGCAGAGTGAGCTCGTCTACTTCGGCAACTCGCCCCCGTACGCGCTCACCGATAGTGGCATTGCGATCCTGCCGGTGAAGGGCACGCTCAAGCGGTCGTGGGGTATTGGGCCGTACAGCGGCGCCACCGGGTATGACGGATTGTGGACGCAGATGATCCACGCCGAAGAGAACCAGGCGGTCAAAGCGATCTGGTTCGACATGAACTCCGGCGGCGGCGCGGTGGACGGTTTGTTCGATCTCACCGACGCGATCTACAGCAACAGCGCGCGCTTCGGCGGCAAACCCAAGTGGGCGATGTGCGCCGATTACTCCGCGTCGGCATGCTATGCGATCGCAGCGGCGTGCGACCGCGTCATCATGCCGGAGCTCGGCCAGTGCGGTTCGATTGGCTGCGTGATCCTCCACGCCGAATATTCGGACGCGCTCGAGGAGGATGGCGTCAACGTCACGATCTTCCGCAGCCGCGATCGTAAAGCGCGTGGCGGACCTCTCGAAAAACTCGACGCGACCGAAATGAAAGAGCTCCAGGAATCGTGCGAGGAGGCCGATGCCGTCTTTGCTCGGCAGGTCGGTATTTACCGTCCGCGCCTCACCAACTCCGTTATTGGAGAAATCGATGGCCGCGTTTATACAGGCGCTCGAGCCCTGGCCACCGGCTTGATCGACGCAGTGATGTCTGAGCCAGAGGCTTGGATGGAACTGGAGCAGTTAGTCGCTCGTAGCTAGGGATCGTTTTTATGTCCGGAGCCAAGTTTTCACTCATGTCGCGGGCCTCGCTGGCCTCGATGGCAAGCCGTTTGCTCGGCGCTGACCCGGCCGGCGATCCCCCCGCGCAGTCGGGTGAGGGCGCAGGCACCACCACCGAAGAGGCCGATAAGCCGGAAGGCGAAGGCACAACGACGGAGCAGTCCGATGCCGGCACCACAACCGAACAGTCCGAGACCGAGACCGCGTCCGACGACGCCGGCGCCGTTGAGCAACCCGCGTCCGATGCCGCAGGCTCGCAGGCCGTGGTCTCCGCAGAGGATGCTGCAGCGGTAGCCGCGGAGCAGCACCGCGCCGGCCGCCTCGCCGAGAACCGCCGCACCGCCGACGTGTTTGCGTCGGCCGAAGGCCAGGCCAACCCCATGCAGGCCGCTTGGCTCCTCGCCAATGGCCCGGATGCAACTGCGGAGAGCATTGTGAAGTCGCTCGCAACCTTCCCGGGCGCCAAGCCCGGCGCTGCTGCTGGCGGCCAGGTGATCGCCGACACCAACATCGATCTTGGCCGCGGCAACCCGCAAGCCGCTCTCGACGCCGGCGGCAACACGCCGGACGCGGACGACGCCTGGGACGAGAGCAGCAAGCGCGTGGGCGCGATGTCGGGCGCGACGCTCGCTCGCTCTGATGGTGGCGCGTTCGTCACCGCGGGCGCACCTCTTGGCAACAAGCCCGGGGCACTTCGTCCCACCGGCAACTAAGGTAGGAGTACGTCAATGCCCGGAGTCCTCAAGACCACGAGCCCCTTCCTTCGGGGAGCCGGCCACGCACTCGTCGGCGAGATCGTCTATGAGCGCGCGAACAAGGAAGTCACCCTCGCGGCCTCGCCCGGCACGCCGTACAAGGCCTGCGAGCCGCTCGGCAAGCTGACCTCTGGCGGCCAGTACACCCACTACAATCCGGCTGGTTCTGACGGTTCGCAGACCCTTGCCGGCTTCCTGTGGGACGACCGCCCGGCGTCGGCCGCTGCGCAACGCGGCGTTGCTACCGTCCGCGAAGTGCAGATGAACGCCCACGCCATCCCTGGCTACGAAGCGCTCTCGACGCCCCAGAAGGCCGCCCTCATCGCTGCTGCGGAAGCGATGACGATCATCATCCTCGTCTGACCGGGACCGCCTCGACCGCACTTCGAGCCGCTTGGAGCTACCGAAAATGGAACTTACTCTCGACATCTTTAAGAACGACGCCTTTTCGGTGCAGTCGCTCCAGCGCGTCGTCGACAACACGCCCTACATCCCGCAGGAAATCGGCCAGATGGGTCTGTTCGACCCGAAGCCGATCATCACCAAGGAAGTGCTCCTCTATGAGGAAGACGGCAGCGTCACCATCATCCCCGTCACCGAGCGCGGTGGCCCGGATGCGATGCAGATCCGCGATCAGGGCCGCCTGCGTGCTCTGAGCACGTCGCGTCTGTCGAAGAAGGATACGGTTCGCGCCGGCGAGCTCTTCGGCGTCGCGAACACGGCGTTCCCCGAAAGCGTCCGCCTGCGCAACGCGACCGACCTGGTCAACACGCGCACGCAGCGTCTTAAGTCGGACATGGAAGCGACCAAGGAACTGCATCGCTACGGCGCGCTGCAGGGCAAGCTCGTCACCACTCGTCTGGACGGCACCTCGTACATCATCAACTTCTTCACGGAATACGGCATCGCCGAGCCGACCCCCGTGGCGATCAATTTCGGGACCACGTCCGAAGAAGATCTGATGATGGACATCCAGGAGACCTTCCTCCAGCCGATGATCCTGGCGCTCAAGAACCGCGCCAATCCCAACGTCCGGATCGGCGCGCTGGTCGGCGACGGCTTCTGGTCGAAGCTGATGCGTCACCCGGCGGTGCGGGAGTTCTACAAGCTGCAGCAGCAGGGCGCGCTCCTGTCGATGCAGAACAGCGAGCTCGCGCGTCCGAACCTCTGGGGCCGCCTGTGGTTCGCCGGTGTCGAGTGGATCCACTACCGGGGCTCGACCAACGCCGAGATCGCCGTGCCGACCAACGACGCGGTGTTCTTCCCCATCGGTGCGCAGGACGTGTTCAACGTCTATTGGGCGCCCGGCGAGACGCTCAAGGACGTCACCGATCCGGGCCGTCCGGAGTACCTCTACATCCAGCCGGATGTGCGCGAGGCGATGCCGGAGTACGTCGACATCGTCCTGCGGTCCTATCCGCTGTACGCCTGCATCTATCCCAAGGCGCTCATGCGAGCGACCGCAACCGGATAACAGGGGCGGGGGCTTGGTGCCCCCGTATCACGCGCCAGGGTCTAACCGCTGGCGCAACGGGAGGGGCTGGGGTAAACCTCAGCCCCTCTTCTTATGCAGGAGCCGAGCATGTCTGTTGTAAAGATCACCGCCAAGACGCGTTTTACGCACACGCTTGGCGACGGCACTATCATCCACATGGACCCCAAGGATCCGCGGGTGAAGGCCATTCCGACCTTGAAGGAACGCGAGATCCCTCTCGAGGACGCATTGCGCTTCCATGATCGCGAGTTCATCGAGGACTTCAAGAACCCGGCGACGGGCAAGATGGTGAAGAAGGAGGACTTCGAGACGCTGTCCGTCACTCGCGCCGGCGGCTTTCCAGAAATCCAGTCGGACGCTGCACGTCTCGAGCCCGATGGCCCGGCGCCAACCACCACGGCAACCACCGCGGCCGGCGTCGTCACCACCTCGACTACCGCGCCGTCAGGCAACGACGCTCCCATCGCGCCAGCTGGCACGCAGGCAGATCCCACGCACTCGATCAAGCATGTCGGGGCTGGATACTACCAGATCATGGGGCCGTCCGGCGCGATCGGCGAGAAGATCAAGGGCAAGGAAGAGGCGCAGGCCGAAGCGGATCGCATGTCCGCGCTCAACGCCCCCGCCACCGGCGTGCGCCAGCACCCCGTCGGCCCGACCGCCGGCGCCGACACCGAGCACGGCAATGGCGAAGTGGAGCCCGGGGAGCAGAGCGAGGAAGAAAAGCAGCAGCAGCCGGACCCGGACGCTGCCCCCACGTCGTAAAGGGCGATTGCCCTCGCGCAGATGAGGCCGCTCGGGTAGAACCGGGCGGCCTTCTGCTATCTGGAGACCGCGATGTCCTGGGATCAACTAGCCGCCCGCATGGATGAACAGGTCGACGAGCGGCTGGGCGAAGTGATCTTCATCTCGCTCGACGGCGGCGAGACCTATACGTCGGTGAAGGGTTTCTACACGCCGGTGGCTACTGGCCTAGGCGGGCTGCAGGGCTTTGACGAACCACTTGGCTCCCGGCCCCGGCTCAAGCTGCGCAAAACGCACTTCCCTGGCGAGCGCGAGCCGAGCTTCGAGACCGATCGATTTCGGTGTGCGAAGATGGGCGCCTTCGTGTACCGACCTTCCGGGTCGCAGCCCGATGAACAGGGCCGCTATTTTCTCTTCGACGTGCAAAGGGCTTCGTGATGCCGATGAAGATCTCGCCGATCGCGAAGATCCTGACGGTCATGAAGGAGATCGCGATCGATGCGGGTGTGCATCTCGTCGTCGGGCTCCCGAATCCGTTCTACATCCGGCACATGCGCAACCGTAAGGCGACCAAGGGCGAGGTTCCCGCAATGTCGCTGCGGCTGGTCGACATCGCCTTGGACCCGGATCGCCAGGCCATCCACTCGTCAAGCGAGGTGTGCTGGAAAGCTGTCATCGACCTGGTGCTGGATGTTGATCTGCCGCCGGAAGCCGCCAGTGATGAAAGCGACCCAACCGGCTGGAACATCCTGTCGGTCTCGGCCAACACATTCGCTGGGCTCTATCTGGATGAGAACAGCAAGATCCGCGCGTTGGTGGACGATGTAATGCCAGGCGACGTGGACCCAGACGAGGATTCGACACCCGACAATGGCCGATTGGCGCTAAGCGTTGTTGTGCTATACAGAACCCTCTGGAACGACCCTAACCACTTGCTGTCTCCGGAGGAGAATGGTCTATGAGTGACGGAAATCTGACGGTGGAGCCCGTCGCCACCGACCGCACCGAACTGCAGGCGGCGCGCGCGGCGCCCGTCAGTCTCCCGGCCGGCAGCTTCGATGCAGCCGAGCTCGACAAGCTGCTCGGCGACAGCGCCAAGGCCAAGAACGACAAGGCGCGCCCTGCCCTGGTCGGCGAAGCGGTCGAGAAGCTCAACGAGATCGTGACGTCCTCGTCCGGTCTGCAGGCCGGCTATAAGCGCGTCGAGTTCACCGACGAAGCTACCGGCATCACCGAGTATCGCACGGTCTATGACCCGGGGCTTGCCGAGCAAGCAGCAGACGAAGCCGACGCGGAGGCGCCCGCGCCTGCCCGTCGCACCACCAAGGGGGAGTAAGGAGTTATGGCGTGGAATCACAAGACGCGCGTTGTCGCCTTCGCCGTGGCCCTACAGGCTATTGCGGGGGTCTTCACCGCGCCGGCTGCGGCGGACATCGTCCCCGTTTCCGTTCCGACCAACAGCGAGGACATCGTTTCGACGGAGGATCCGACCGCAACCGGCTCGGTGTGGAGCGCGCCCCGCATCTACCTCGGAAAGACCGGCAGCGCCGGCGCAACACTTCCCCTCCGCGGCCCCGGCGGCGCGGCCCCGTTCGCCGCAAACGCCTGGCCTGCTGGCAGGATCCTCCAGGCCGCCGGCTTCGCCGAAGTGCGCCTTGCAACCGCGATCACCGGCGCGGTGGCGGGCGGCACCACCACCTCGTTGACGATGGCCGCGGCTGCGTCGTCGATTGACGACTTCTACCTGGGCATGCCGATCCAGCATGCGAACATCGGCGTTGGTGCGATCAAGGGCACCTCGCTGATCCAGGATTACAATGGCACGAGCAAGGTCGCGGCGCTGGCGGAGACCTTGGGTGTCGCGCCCGCGTCGGGCACGTACACCATCCCGCCCAACGTCACGTACCAGTTGAGCACGCTGACGGTATCGCCGCCGCTGCTCTCGATCTCGATCTGGCGCGACAAGAAGCGCTACGATTATCGCGACGTGCGCATCGAGTCCTTGACGCTCGATCTGCCTGTGGCGAACGAGCAGAACCAGTCGTTCCCTTCTATCGAGTTCTCGATGAAGGGCCTGCCGGCTGGCACGGCGGACGAAGCAGCGCCGCCGCTCACCTCTGCGCAGCTGACCTCGATCGCTCCCTTCCGGAACGGTAAGTTCACGCTCGACCGTGTGGCCCTCGGCCATCAGTCGACGCGCTTCGCCATCCAGTCGGAAGTCGCCGGTGCGTCGAACGCGGCCGCCGAGCAGGGTCAGGACGGCTACGAGATCATGTCGGGTACGCGTACCTTCGACATCGATCTCAACCAGATGGCGAAGACCGACTTCGATCTGGACACCCGCGTCGACAACCAGACGTCGGTTTCGTCCATGTCGCTGTGGGGGATGGGCCCGGGCAACCGCTGGGGCTTCCTGGTCCCTGAGATCGTCCTCGACCCGATGAACAATCCGGGCGACCGGAACGGCTTCGTCAACTTGACTGGCAATGCTGCGTTCGTCGGCGTAGACAAATCGGCGACTCTCACCCTCTTCTGGTGAAGCGCGGGGCATAAAACCTCCGGGGTGGGCGTCATCTTTGGCCACCACCCCGGAGGTTTTTTCATGTCCGCTGCATACTTCTCCGCTTCTACGACGCCTCAGTTGCTCGTGCTGAAAGCGGCCCCCAACATCGAGTTCTTCGTCCCGCCGATGACGCAATCGGATTATGACCAGGTCGGATACGAGCTCTTCCGTCACAACATCCTGCCCATCTCGCAGGAGACCTTCCGAGCCAATTTCATCGAAGAGATCTTCCGTCTCCACGGTGACGAGGAGGGCGAGACTTACGCCAACCTGATGGACGAGCACTGGCAGGCGCAGGATCTTTACAACGACCAGGTCGCCAACTGGCAGCTGCAAGAAGACCAGCGGCTTCTGGATTGGGCCGCCGGTGTGAAGCGCCCGCAGGCCGCCCGCCCCCAGCACACGCAGAGCGTCCGGGAGAAATCCAGGGCATCCGCTTTCGCTGACACGCTGCGCCGCGCCTCGCCGAAGCTGCGCGACATGACGATCGAGATGCAGCAGTTCAACCGCAAGCAGCGCGAAGGGATGACCCGCATCGTGCTGTCCGGCTGGCAGGGCGCGAGCGTGCCGTTCGTGAAGACGGGCACCATCGTCCCCGAAGAGACATGGGAAGCGCTCAAGACCGAGATCGGCAAGGACGCTGTCGAGGAGCTTCTCAACCGCACCATGAGCACGGGGAGTGTGGATGCGACCGAAAAGGGAAACTCCGACTTGCCGCCCGAAAGCGAGTCCGGCCCGACTGGTTCGCCCGAACCGAGCGACGTGCCGGTGTCCAGCGATGGGTCTTTGACGACATCGAGCACTGGACCTGCCCCGACCGACGGATTCGGCGTGACCACGACGCTGCCGTCGAGCTCTACTTCCTCCTATCTTGGCGCAATCCAGAGCGAAGATCCTTCCCAGACGGGCGCGGGCTGATCCACCAGCCCGTCCGCTTCCTTCGCGCGATGGAAATCATCGACGAATACTATCGGGAGAATGAGGGGTGACGCGCATCGCGATCAAGGTGAAGAGTTCGGACTTCTCGTCCGTCCGCCTTGATCGCGATCGCTATCACAAAGAGATCCGCGCCGTCGCCTACACCGCGACCGACCTGGCGATTACTCGCGGCGCGGCTCGCGTCAAAGCGCGCATGCGCAGCGTGGGACTTGGAAAGCTGGCGAATGCCGTCGGCCACACTAGCGCGAAGAAGAAGGGCCAGACCGACCGCACGCCTTATGGCGCGCTGTATGCTCGCGGCGGCGATGATAGTCGCGCTGGCGGCGCCCTCGACGCCTACACGCAAGGCGCCAACATCACGCCTTTGGGCCGTTGGCTCGCGATTCCCACGAAAGCCGTCCCGCGCCTCGTCTCGGCTGGCGGCCGCCGGCAGCGGCTCACGCCCGCACTGTGGGAAAAGGCAGGCCTCAACCGTAAGATTGGTGAGCTCCGCTTCGTGCAGGTCTCATCCTCGCAAGCGCTGCTCCTGGTGAACAACGTCTCGCTGTCGCCGAAGAACGGCCAGGCGAAGGCGATGGGCCCGCGCGGCACGCGGACTCGGATCGTACCCAAGCGCGCGGTGGTCGCCTTCATCCTGATCCGGAACACCCGGCGCACCAAGCGCTTCGACCAGGAGGCCGAAGTGTTCGTCGAGGCGGCGCGGGTAGCAGACTACATCGCGCGCCTGATGCGGGACTATCAGCGCCAACGCTGATGCGGTAAGCCTTCGGACGGCCACCAGCGACGTTTCTTAGGAGATCCCTATGGCTCGTCGCGCATCGACATTCACGACGTTCCTCAATGTCGAGGAAGCGAAGACCGTCGATCCGGCGTTCGCTGCGCTCGAGCGTAAGGCGACCGCGTCGTTCAATCGCATCGCGCAGGCTGCGAATCGTGCCAGCGCCGCGTCGGCGGGCGGGAAGGTGGCGGGCGCGCTGGGCGGTGGTCCGGCGCCGGGCCAGGTGGCGGCAGCGGCGGCGGCAGAGCGTACACGCGCGCAGGCGATTCAGGGGAGCGTCCGCGCGCAGCGCGAAGCCGCGGCATCGTCCGAGCGGCTGGCCAGCAAGCACATTCTGGAGAGCAACGCCGCGCGCGCCGCGGCCGCGTCGACCACTCAGCTTGAGCGCGCCCTGCGCCTCACCTCGATCGCCGCGAACGTCGCGCAGGGGCCGTTGGGTCCGGTCGCTGGCCGCATCTCGGCAATTGCCGTGGCAGTGCGCGAACTGGCCGGCATCCAACTGGGCGCGGTTGGTGCGCTGGCGGTCATCGGATCCTTTGCGCGCGCGGCGGATAGCGCGGCTGAGCTCAAGAACCAGTTGCGGCCGCTCTACGAGACGCAGCAGCAGGTCAACAGCGCGTTCCTGGAAGCGCGCCGCATTGCCGATAACGCGCGCGTCGGCCTCGAGCCTGTCGTCTCGCTGTACTCGCGCCTCACGCTGGCGGGCCGCGATGCCGGGCTGTCTCAAGAGCGCGTTGCACGCATCACCGAACTGGCGTCGAAGGCGGCGCGTCTGTCCGGTGGTCCTGCGTCGTCTCAGGCGGCAGGCCTGTACCAGTTCTCGCAGGGCTTGGGCTCGGGCACCCTGTCCGGCGACGAACTCAAGTCGGTGAAGGAGAACTCCCTCCGGCTGGCCAAGGCGCTGGCGGAAGGCTTCCAAAACGCTGACGGCACCATCGGCACGACGATCGCCAAGCTGAAAGAGCTCGGTGCACAGGGCAAGCTCACGCCGGAAGTCGTCGCGTCTGCGCTCGAGCGCTCCGGTGCAAAGATCGATGCCGAGCTCGAGAAGCTACCCGCGACGATCTCGTCGTCGGTCGCCAAGCTCAACAACGCATTCACCGTGATGATCAACGGGGGCGATGAGGCGGCGGGCGTCACGCGCACACTCGGCGCGGGGCTCAACCTTCTGGCCGATAACCTGGGCACTGTAACCCGGGCTTCGCTGTTTCTGGTGACGACTTGGGCGGCTCTTCGTGCGAGCAGCTTCGCACAGGATCAGGCCAAGCGGATCAGTGGGTGGAAGGCGGAACAGGCCGCAACGCGGGCAGCGACCGCGGAGGCCGCCCGTAATGCGAACACGGCGCGGACCGTCGCGCTCAGCGCCCGCCAGGCTGCGGCGCAAGAAGTAGCCGGCCTGCGCATGCGCCGCGCCGCATTGCAGCAGGTGGTCGCCCAAGAGAAGGAGGCGGCACAGGCCGCGCGGGCGACGGCGATCGCCAATAGCCGGAAGTACAACCAGCCGGGTTTCGTTGGGAGCCGCTCTGACCAAGCAGAGCTCACCCGGGCCGCCACGACCGCCACGGCGCGTTACAACGAGGCCCAGGCCCGCCTTACGGCCACGACGACGCAGCTGCGCACGGCGACGGGTCAGTTGCAGACGACAACGGTGGGCTATCGCGGTGCAGTGACGGCGGCCACGACGGCGCAGAACGCAGCCGCCGCTGCCAGCCGCACGTTCGGCGCGGCGGTGAAGGGGCTGATCGCGCAGGTGAACCTGGTCGGACTGGCGCTGTCCTTCGCGGTGTCGTGGCTGATCCAGTTCGCCACGCAGCAGGATGCCGCGAGCGCGGCCGCGGACCGCATGGCAGAGCGCCAGGCCAACCTTGCCAAGTTCGTCGATCTCACGACCGGCCGTCTGATCGAGCAGAACAAGACGCTGCGCGCCAATCAGATCGAGGCGATGAAGAGCGAGGCAGTGGACGCCAACCAGCAGTACCGTGCTGCACGCGTCCAGTTGACCAACAAGGGCCAGGAGGCCGGGATCCTTGGCCAAGGTCTCGCCGGGCAGGGATTGCCACCGCAGGTGCGCGCGAAGCTGCGCGAGTATGCGTCCGGCCGGATCCCGATCTCCGAAGTCACCAAGTTCCTGGACAGCAACAAGTTCGATCCGAAGTACGCCAAGCAGATCGCCGGCGTGCGCTCGGACGCGGCCGCGATCGTCACGCTTGCGCAGAACACGCAGAGCGCCCTTGCGGGTGCGAAGAGTCTCGAGGGTAGGGCCAAGCCCTCCGACTTGGCTGTTGCTCGCGGTGATTTCAGCGGTGCGCAATCGCTCCGGCGCGAAGAGTCTGCTCCGGCTCGTGCCGCGCGCAAGTCGGCCGAGCTTGAGGCAATCGCCGCGCAGCGCGCCGCGCGCACACCCGTTGAGCGCGCGCGCGCCGACCTGCAGACGACGCGGGCGCAGCGCAGCGCGATCATCGCCCGCGATGGCGAGGAAGCCTACCTGCAGCAACTCGAGACCAATCTCAGCGCGGTCAAGGCGGCATCCGCCGCAGCAAAGGAACTAGGCAAGTCGCGTACTGCGGCTGGCGTGGCGGCGCGCAAGGCCGAGCGCGATGCTGTCCAAGACCGCAAGGATTCGCTCTCCGACAACACCAACGCCAAGCTGCTGGCTCTGCAGAAGAACGCGCCGAACATCAGCGGCGAGGAGTTCCGCAAGCAGCGCCGCGACATTCTCGCCAGCTACGATGCCGAGATGTCCAAGATCGACGCGTCGGCCGCCGCGTCGCATCGTGCCAGCGCGCAAGCAATCGCCGACGAGAAGGCCCGCCAGGCCGAGATGGAGAAGGGGAGCAATCAGCGCCGCGACATCCTCTCCTCCTACGGCGACACGCGCGCCCTGGACAATGCCATCGAAGCTATGGCCAAGCTCCAGGAGCTTGTGGGCACCGAGCTTGAGGAAGGCCTCTATACGCAGGCGATGGCCGATGGGGACAAGCGCCGTGTCTATGAGGGCCTGCGTCGGCCGATCACGGAAGCGATCGAGGAGCAGCGCCGTGGCAACGAAGTCGCTCAGCTGCGTCTGCAGGGATACGATCTCGAGGCCAACGTCCTGGAGCGCATGCTGCAATTGCAGCGCGACACCGGGGCCGTCACGCGTGCGGATCTCGAGACCGCGCTTGCGCAGGAGCGTGTAAACGAGCGTATCAACGATGCGCTCGAGTCTCGCCAGCGCCAGACCAGCCAGATCCTGGGCGTTGCGCAGCAGACGCGCGACGCTTTCGAGACCATGCTGCTGGGCTTCCAGAAGAACCCGCTCAAATCGATCAAGGGCTTCTTCAACAGCGTCGTGCAGAACGCCCTGCAGATCCGCGCACGCCAGCTGACCGAGAGGATCTTCGCAGGCGCGGACGAGAAGCTGCGCGATCTCGTCAAGGGGTCGAACGGAGTCGACCAGGCGGCCGAGATCCTGGCAAAGAGCGTAAAGGACACCGCGGATAAGTTCACGCCGCTGGCGGCCGCGAACGACAATCTCAAATCCTCTGCCGAACGCGCGGCAGACGCACTGGACAAGCTGGCGAACACTGCGTCCGGAACGGCCGGCGCTACGAGTGGCGGGATAGCCGGCCTCGATGTCGGCGGCGGGGCGGCTCCCTCGTCTTCCGGGTCCTACGTCGACCCCGATGGAAGCATCGTTGTCGTAAAGACGCGAGATGCGAAGCCGCCGATCGCGTCTTCGGCCCCCATTCCAACGGCGGGCGTCACCTATCAGGAGCTCTTCACCGGCATCGGAGAGACGCTCGATAAGACCTTCAAAAGCGGCAACTTCTTCAAGGGCATCGGCGGCGGCGTATCGACTGCGCTGGAAGGCGCAGGCACGGGTGCGATGGCCGGCGGCGCGCTCAAGATGCTGGGCCTAAAGTCGTCGTCGAGCGGCTCCGCCCTCGGTGGCGCGCTGGGCAACTTCATCCCCGGCCTGCCTCCCGGGGTGGGCGCGGCCATTGGCGGTGTAGTCGGCGGCTTGCTGGGCGGTCTCTTCAAGAAAACGAAGAAGGGCTACGCCGACAACATCATGGTCGGCGCGGACGGCGGGGCAGCGTTCACGCTGGCTGGCAATTCGACGTCTCGTAAGACCGCCGCATCGGATTCGGCGAACAGCCTCGTGTCCTCGCTGCAGAACATCGCCGAGCAGCTGGGCGGGGGCCTTGCGACCGGAGTGAACCTGGGCTCGCTCGGGATGCGGAAGGACAAGTACACCTTCGATCCCACCCCGGGTGAGTCTAGCGGCCGCCAAGAGTTCGCGTCGGCGGAAGAGGCCGCCGCCGCGGCGATGTCCTATGCGCTCGAAAAGGGGGTCATCACCGGCATCAGCGCTGCCTCGCAGAAGATCCTGCGGTCCGGGCAGGATATGCAGCGCGCGCTCGAAAAGGCTTCGGTCATCGAATCCATCCCTAAGCGTCTCAAGCAGATGACGGATCCAGTGGGCGCAGCGATCGACGAGCTCAATCTCGAGTTCACCAAGATGATCTCCTATTTGAAGGAGGGTGGCGCCACGGCGTCGCAGTTCGCAGACGCGCAAAAGCTCTACGATCTGCAGCGCGCGGAGGCTATCAAGCAGGCCAGTGACGCCAGCGTCGAAGCGCTGCAGCAGTACATTGACGAAATGAAGGGCGGCTCGTCCTCGCCGTTCAACAAGCGCACGACCTACGAGAACGCAGCGCAGGCGCTTTCCGCCTACCGGGCCGACGTTGGCGCGGGGAAGGTGGTGGACAACGACGAATTCTTGCGTGCCGTCGACAACTTCAAGGAGGCCAGCCGGGAGCTAAACGGATCTGGCTCGGCCTTTTTCAGCGACGTCGGCGACATCCTCAACTTGGTCACAAGGGCGAAGGAAAACGTCGCCGCAAATTCGTCGACGAGCTTGCCAGCATCGCCGTTCGACACGACCGCCGTGCAGCAGGCCATCAACACGCAGGTCCAAGCGACTGAGGCGCAGACTTCCGAGCTCGGCGGCAAGCTCGACCGAATTGTCGACGCCCTGCGTGTTCTCGGATATGGCGGTGCGATAGGGTCGCTGAACAACCTGCCCGGGTTCAGGCAGGCAGCATAATCCCCAGCCATAGGAGCAGGCGTTGATCCCCCAGCTAGTCGAGATCGACGTCTATGATGTAATCGCCGACGCGCAGGAGACGGTGCGCGTCGCCGATGGCCCGTCGTCCGAGACCTACGGCATCGGGGGTTTCTCTTGGGCCCCCGCTATCCTGAGCCGCGCTGTCATAACGCTTGAGATCCTTGCCACCGATCTTTCGAGCGGCGTGCAGAAGGGCAAGGCATCACTCAAGTTGTCGCGCCGGGCGATGAAAAGCCTTCCGATGTCCCGGCAATACAAATGGTCCGGTTCTCCAATCCGGATCCTGCATGCCGCCGGGCTCGATTACGCTGCGGCGACCGTCGAGTTCGCCGGGTACATCACGAGCCACGACTACGATCCGGACACCGGCGCGCTGACCCTCTCTCTCGAGGTCAACGCCGACTTCCTGGACAAGCCGCTGCTTTGGAAGGCGATGTCGGGGTTGGGCGGCATCAACGGTGTCGCGGAGAAAATCGGTACGCTGATGCCGGCTGGCTTCGGCATCTGCGAGAACATCCCGCCGGTATGGCTCGACGAGTCTCGCTGGATCGGAATGATCGACGGCTATGGCAACACGTTGGCCATCACCGCCGCAATGGAGGGAGCATCGAGCTTCGGGCCGGCGGTCGCAAATTACGCGACCTATGCGGCTCTACAGGCGGCCGTTGACAGCAAAGCGATCAAGCCGGGGCAGTGGGGCACCTGCGTCGCTTTGGGGCTGGTCGCCTTTGGTGCGCCGCCCGCCAAGCCGATCGGCATCAACGCGACATTCGGAGCGGGGAAGAGTGGCTCGCTTATTTCGCGCGCCGTCCTGACGCACGCCCTCGCGCCGGCAGACGTCGTCGATGCCAACAGCTTGGCAGCGCTGGACACGCTGGTGCCCTACCCGGTCCACTACTGGACGGATGGGCAGCGCAACGTCGATGACCTGGTCGAGGCTGTGGCACGAGCAGCCAATGCGACCGCCGTGGTAAATTGCCAGGGTAAGCTCCAGGTAATCCGCAACAGCGCCAGCGCTCCAATCGCTACTCTGGATCGTGCCGGCGGGCAGGCGCCGCGCGTCATCGGCTGGCAAACAACGGCGCCGATACCGCCATACTGGCAGATCAAGGTCCAGGCCGAGCGCCCGGCGAATGTGCTCAACCTCACCGACGTGTTGTTCGTCGATGACCTGATCGAGCGCGGCGCTTTCCTGGACGCGGAAACGTATCGAGCGGGCAACATCGTGACGATGCCTGATGGGTCGCGGTGGTTCTATATCAACGACGTTCCAGCCGCCGGCCACGTCCCCCCGATTGGGTCGGACGGAGACGCTTGGTGGGTCAACATGAATGGCGCCATCGAAGTGGCGTGGTCGAGCATCACCGATCCGGACGGGACCAAGCCGGACGACAACGCCGATGTCACCGGCGAAAACACGTCGAAGGATACAAATGCTGTAGGCGGTAAGCCGTCGACTGTCCTACTCTCCGAGTTCGCAGCCGCGCAGGCGGCTATCTCCGCCGTCGATGCCCTGGCGAAGGCAAACAAGAACGAGATCGACGATCTCGTCGAGGTGTACGGCGATACCGCTTCCGCAGCCGCCAGCGCGAGCGCCGCCGAACAGTTCAAAAATACGGCCCAGGCCGCCGCCGCTAACGCCACGAACGCGCAGCAGCTTGCGCAATCGGCGCAGACAGCCGCCGAGACCGCGCAGGCGGCCGCCGTGCAAAAGGCCGTGGATGCGGCAGCGTCGGCCAGCAGTGCCGGAGGCTTCGCCAGCACGGCCTCCGGTCAGGCGACAATCGCAACGCAAAAGGCCGACGCGGCTGCACAGAGCGCCAGCACGGCGACCGCGAAAGCCGACATTGCCACCACCAAGGCAGGAGAGGCGTCGGTCAGCGCAAGCCAAGCCGCGACCAGTGAGGTCAACGCCGCGGGCTCGTCGACCAGCGCCGCTTCCAGCGCCACCGTCTCGACCAAGAGCGCCAGCGCGGCAACGCTGGCCGCGGACTTCCCGCTGACCTTCGCGCAAAAAGGCGCGCTCTATCGGACGGGTTCATGGGGCGGGGGCATCCCGGTCCCGGACAGCGACTTCGTGGCGGGCTCCAACGGGAATGTCTACAAGGCGGGCGGCATCTACGGCCTGGCCTACGTCCGGCCGATCCCGTCCAAGGGCCGGCTCCTGCGCTACCAGGCGAGGATCCGCGCTGTGGGCGCCGATGCGAGCCTGTCGACCGACTTCGAGTACGGCAACAGCCCCGCAGGACCGCCAGCGGGCGGCACGTTCAGCGGGTTTGGCGCCCTCCCCGTAGCGGCTGGCTGGATCGACATCGACTATCTGATCGACGGGCGACCCGCGAACTGGCCTTGGGCATACGTCATGCCCCGTTTGCGCGGCATTGCCGGGACCAGCGGCACCGTCGAGGTCGAATATTTCCGCACCGTCGACATCACCGACCAGCAGATTGCAGCCGACTATGCCGCCGCGTCCGCCTCCAGCGCCGCGACGGCGGCCACCAAGGCGAATGAGGCAGGCGTAAGCGCCGCGGCCGCGCTAACCAGCAAGACGAGCGCCGAGACTGCCGCCAGCAAAGCGGCCACGAGCGCGTCGCAGGCGTCCACCAGCGAGACGAACGCAGCTGGCTCGGCCAGCACCGCGTCGCAGCAGGCATCGCTTGCGGCCGATGCGAAAAACGCCGCTGCCTCATCCGCTTCGGCCGCGAACACGTCCGCCGGCACCGCCTCCGCGAAGGCGGATGCAGCGAGTCAGTCCGCATCGGCAGCGCAAGCGAGTCAGATCAGCGCCGCGACATCGGCTGGGAATGCCAACAATGCAGCGGCGGCGGCAAACTCGAGCTACACGGCCGCGGAAGCCTCTCGCACGCAGGCGGGGCAATACGCTCAGTCTGCATCCGGCTCCGCCAACGCTGCTTCTGTCAGCGCCGGCGGTGCGCAGGCGTCGGCGGCGGCTTCGAGCGCGTCGGCGGCGGTCGCCACCGATAAGGCAGCGCAGGCCGCCAGTAGCGCCACGCTCGCCGCTTCTTACAGCGGCGCGCTCAGCAATCTCCTCCCGAATAGCGACTTTGTTGGTGCGCAGAACAACGACCAAGCGGCGAAGGCTGGATGGTCCCTGGTCAGCAATACGCCGGCGTCGTTCTTCTGGGGCGCCGACCCAGCCGAGTTCACCATTGGGGATGAGCACTACCTCGGATTGCTCTGCACCGAGCGTAACGGCGATCTCCGAGGCGATCTTGTCAGTGACTGGATTGCCGTGGCTCCAAATGAGTGGGCGCAATCAACGACGTGGCTCGCCTCGCGCGAGTGCGTGGCCTCCATCCGTTTGCAGTGGGGGAATGGCGCAGGCGTCTTTTTACGAGAAGGCCCAAGTAGCGAAGTACTTGTCAACAACGCCTACCGTGGCGGCGTGAACCTCGATGGATTCAAGCGAGTATGGTGCAAGGGCCAGGTGCCATCGGACGCGCGCTTCATGCGCCTGGTGCTGTCCAAGGGGCCGTTTCTGGCGAACCCGAACAACAACGATCTCTCCTGGATGTTCGCGTTGCGGCCGATGGTGAGTTCGGGAATAGTCGAGCCCACCGTTCCCGCGCCTTACGCGCCGCGTGGAGGTGGCAAGGGCCTTGCGGCGGCGACGGCCCGCATTGAAGAAACCGCCGGCGTCGCGGCTGCAGCGAACATAGCGGTCGCGCAACGCGCCACCAATCTTGAGGCTGCGGTCGGCGGCCCCGGCGGGCTCATGGCGCGGGTGTCCACGACGGAACAGGTCGCCATCGATGCCAGAAACCGTACGGCGGGAGCGCTCTATCAGAACACCGTTTCCGTAAACGGCGGCCGCGCCCAGATGAGCCTGTACGCGCTCAATCAGGACGGCAATGTCGTCACCGGAATCGACTTCGTCGGCAACACCTTCACATTCAGCGGCAATGTGGTGGTTGATGGTACGCTCACTACCAGGAAGTTGGCGCAGAACGCCGCGCAATCAATTCAATGGGTGCGTACCGCTGGCATGGTTAGCCTGCCGACCTTTCAGCAGACACGCATCGCGCAGATCACTCTGCAGAAAGCAGAGTTGTTCAGCACGCTCAATCTGCTCGCCAACATCCGAATGAAATCCGGCGACGACATCACGGGCTTTTTCCGGTTGATCAACCTCAACAACGGCGCAACAGAGGACGAGTGGCCGATCACGATGATCGGCGCGAACAACAATTTCCAAGTGCCGATCGCGCTCAATTGGATGGCGACAGGCTGGGAAGTCGGCACGTACACATTGGCGCTCGATTACTACAACACTGAAGCCGATGCTCAGTCCTGGGCGGAACCCGGCTGCACTGTCACCGTGCAGGAAATCAAGCGTGGAGGAACTTGACGTTCATGGAACACTACCTCTTATACAACATCGAGACGGGCGCTACGATCCAGATTGGCCAGGGCCCGGCAGACACAGTCGCGCTCTATAAGTCGAACCTGCCGCCTGGCGTGGGGATCATGCAGATCCCATCGCAGGCGGTGCTTCCGCTCGGTGGTATCGACATCGACATCATCAAGGCTTCCTATGGTGCCGGCATCAACGCGGACGCCGACAAAGCCGCGTTCGCGTTCGGCTTCAACAACACGCCTCGTCAGGTGGCAACTTACCGTGAGAAAGAGGCAGAGGCCCGCGCCGTGCTGGCCGACCCCGATACGCCGACCTTGTTTCTGACGATCGAGGCTGACGAAATGGGGATCACAGTGCAAGACCTCGCTCAGGAGGTCGTCGCGCAAGCTGACTTGTGGCGCCCTATCGGCGCGAAGATCGAAGCACTCCGCCGCAAAGCCAACGCTCGCCTGGCTGCGGCGACGAACGTGGCTGAAATCGCCGCTGCAGCGCAAATAAATTGGCACGCGGTAGTGGCGCCTGATAGCGTCGAACCGGCAGAAGGAGAAAACCTGTGAGCTCGAATGACCTTGGGACTATCGAAGAGCGCTTGGCAGACCTGGCGGCGCAGACTGCGAAACTAGAGCGTGACCGAGATATGCAGGCGCTCCCGGCCTATGAAGCGGTCCATGGTGTCCTGACTGCTGGCAAGGCTGCGACGCTGGCGCAAGACCTGACAGCGTGGCTGGACCAGTTGCCGCCCTCGAGCCTGGTCCGCGTCCAGGTTGGCAACGTGATCACCGTCATGTCCGTTGTGCCGGATCTCGTCGCCGGTGAGATCAAGCGGATCAACGATCAGGCCGTCGAATGACTGCCAGCCCCGCAGCGGTAGCGCGTTACACCCGAGACGGGATAACGCTGACCAAGCAGGACACCACCGTTCGCGACGCCCAGCGTGACGCGAAGACGACGGGGGACCAGCCCGTGGAGATGTTCTTCGATCAGCGCGCCCATGCGCAGGTGCTACTGGACGAGATGTATGCGACGCACTCGCGCGTTTCGCCGCTGCATGAAGGCATCGAGGTTACGGAGACGCTGGGGTTGGGAACGACTATTCCGTTGAGCCCGACCGTGCCCTGCTTCCAGGTGATCGATGAAGAGCGCGGCATTAACCGGCTGGCCCGAACGCGTGCCTTCTCGTATGACACCGGGGCCGAGAGCTACAGCGTCGAAGTGGTCGAATAGGAGAAGACTAGATGGTGATGGTTCTGGCAGTCGCGTCGAACACGGCCACGACCGCGAGCCTCACCGCAACCGGCCTCGCCGCTGACGGCACGATCGAATTGCAGTACAGCAGCGATCCCGACTTCGCGTTCGCCGTTTCGCCCGTTGTCGTCGCGCTGCCTCGATCCTCTCCCATCGCGATGGCCGGGCTGAATCAGGATGCCACCTATTACGTGCGGGCCCGCCCCCGCCGGGTCAGTGGTGTCGCCGAGGATTGGTCCAACACCGTCGGATTCCGAACGGCGCTCGCGGCCGCACCGTCGCTTACGCCAACGGCCGTGATGATCCAGCCGGCGACGATCATGGCGCCCAATCGAGTCTTGGGCTGGGTCGGGCTTAGCGAAGTAGCAGGCTTTCCAGCCCAGAACCTTGGGCTCGACGCGCCGGTTGCCTACAAGTCCTACGCTGCAAGCGGTGCGCACGTCATCGAAGCCCGCATGGCGCCGGAGCCCGTTGACACTATCGCGATGCTGATGACCAACCTTCCGGAAGACGCCACGGTTGTCATCAAGGCTGGCGCTGACCAGGCGAACGTGCGAGGCGGGTCTCCTGCGTTCAGTACGGCTTCCCTGCCTTTTCGGGCAAGCGCGAACCTCCCGGGGCGGCCGGGCTACCACGGGCTTTTCCGGTTCGCGCAGCAGCGTCTTCCCTACTGGCGGATCGAAATCAGCGCCGCCAACCTGACAGGCAAGACGATGCACATGGAGCACATGCTTTTCGGCTGGAACCGGGCGACGAAAAACCACTCGGTAAACCGCTCGGAAAATGGCTCGGACGCCGGCAAGCTCGAGCGCATGCGTTCGGGAGTGCCCGACCGGGTGAGGGGGTATCGCGGCCGCGTGGCGAGCTTCGACATCTCGCAACTCACCGAAGCGCAAGACTGGTCTAACTACCAGGATCTCTCGTACCGTTTGGGAAGCACCGATCCGGCATTCGTAGTGCCGAACACCCGACCTGGCGCGTTTCTGCATGACAACTTCCATTACGGCTCTCTCAATATGAAGATGGCGCGCCCTTCATCTCTGCGAACCACGCGCAGCTTCACGGTCGAAAGCATCCTCCCATGATCCTGATCCTGCATCGCGTAAGCTGGCTAGACGGCGCCTCACTGGCAGTCTGCGGGCTGGCCATCGTTCTCGCCTGGTGCGGCCTATCCCGGTTGGTAGACATCGCCCACGTCTACTCGCTCGAGCGAGGGTGGATAACCTTCCCCCTTCGTCGCTTCCATCCGCCGATGAAGCACCACTCCGAGCTCGTATCCTCGATCCTTGGCGTCACCACCGCAGTGGGTGTCGCAGCTGGCTTCACAGTCCCTATGATCCGAGGGCTCTTCGGCGACATTGCGATGATCGAAGCGGCCACCACAGCTTACCCGTGGTCAACCTTGATCCGGGTCCATGCAGCACTGGCGCTCGAGCTCTATTTCCTGCATAAACTGTCCCTTACCCCGGCCTATAAAATGAGGTGGGCTTTCTGGTGGTATTTCTTCTGCTTGGTTGTCGGAGCCTTGTAACATGTCCCTGCCAAGCAGCATTGCCGGGGGCGGACTCGCCGGGTCCGCAGGGGCAATCACTGCTTGGTTGCTAAAGCCGGTGGGCGACGGCTCGCCTTTAATTGCGACCATCGTAATCACCGTCATCGCCTGCGGCTTCGGCATGGTCTCGAGCATCTCGCGCATCGCAGCTGCCGAGAAGAAGAACGCCGGTCGCTCGCTCGCGCTCAATGCCGGCGGTGTCTGGATTGCAGCCCTTGCTCTTGCTCTGCAGTTCAAGACCAGTCTGCCGATGTCGGCATTGATCGGCCTGGGGGTAGGACTCGCCGGATCGACAATCCTGGCAATTGTCGAGGCGGGCGCGATCGCACTGGCGAAGCGCGTCTTGGGTGAGCAGCAGATCGTGGTGCGCGAGGAGCTCGACGAGAAGGTGGGCGAAGTGCGCCAGCAAGCGCAGTTGGCCGTAGCCGAGCAAGTCGTTAAGCTGCGTGACGCGGTGCCTCCGCCGCGAGATACTGGTGAACTCTGGGGCGATCCCGACTTGTAGGAGGATCTTATGCCGTTGCCGAATCTAGATCTTGCCAAGGGCGACTTGCCCCCTTGGGTTAATCAGGCGGTCGCCATCGCTCGTCCAGCGGTAGCCGCAATGACCGCGGCTATCCCTGCGCTGGGGGCATTCGCAGTCGGCACGGTCGCGCTGTTCTCGCGGGAGCGCGGGATGGCGATGGCGGAAGTTTCGACGGCGTTCTTGTCGAAGATCCCCGACGCCGGCTGGGCCGCCATCTCGGCGATCACCATCGGCTACACCGTCGCCAAGACAGTCGAGGCGCGGAGCAGCGCCAAGGCGCCGGACGGCCGGCCATCCGTAGAGAGTCCCACGCCAGAGGTGCAACCATGAACCAGGTCGAGCTACAGACGATCATCGGCGCCGAGCCGGACGGGCAGTTCGGCGGCAAGAGCCGCGCCGCCCTCAAAGCGTACTTCACCAATCGGAACGCGGGCGGTGTCACCTCCGGCCAGATCGAAGAGATCGCTAAGCGGCTGGGGTGCGAGGCGCGGCAGATCCAAGCGGTCGCCAAGGTGGAAAGCAGCGGCGCGTCGTACGACAAAAACGGTCGCCCCAAGATCCTCTACGAGCGCCACCTGTTCCACAAAGCGACCAAGGGTGTCGCCTCGCCGTCCCTATATTCCAACGCCATTCGCGGGGGCTACAACGAGGACAGTTGGTTCAAGCTGGGCTTGGCCTGCGCGGTCGATGTCGACGCCGCCTTCGGGTCGGTCTCGTGGGGCCGTTTCCAAGTGCTCGGCAAGTGGTGGAAGGAGCTCAAATTCGAGAGCCCGTTCCATCTCGCCGCTTCGACCATCGAGAACGAGGCGGGGCACTACGAGCTCCTCGCCCGCTACGTCGAAGGCTTCGGGATGAAGGAAGAGATCCGGATGATCTCGGCAAAGGAAGCGGACTGCCGCCCCTTCGCCAAAGGCTACAACGGCGTCGCCTATGACGACGGCGATTACGACGGCAAGATCGCCCGGGCCTACGCATCGCTCTGACAGCCACGGTTCAGGAGAAGATCATGGCCACCATCTACCTTCTGATCGCCAAGTACGGCGGCAAGATAGCGTTCGGTCTCGCAACCATCGCTCTGGCCCTCGGGCTCGGCTACCTCGCCTACAAGCACGTCACCGATGCTGCCTACGATCGCGGTGTCGACGCGCGCACCAAGCAGTTTGATGCCGCGCTCGCGGAAGAGCGCACGGCCGCGCTCGCGTGGAAGAAGAAGTACGAGACCCGCAGCGCAGAGATCACCGCACGAGTAGGAGAAGAGCATGCACAGAATGTTGCCGATGTTGGCGCTCGCGCTGACGCTTTGCTCGTGCGCGGGCCGGGAGCCGCCGCGTCTTGTCCCCGACCGCGCGATCGTGCCGGCGTTCCCGCAGTCGCCGGTGGATATGAATCGACCGGTAACACCGGAACAGCTGCCGATGCTGGAGTGCATGCAGACGAGGGGCTTGTGGGCCTGCCTTGGGACATCCTTGTCCAGCGCGCCCGGGACGCCGACGCCAGCCGCGACGAAGCCCTGACCTGGCGCAAGTGGTACAGGGAACATGCCGCTGCGCGTGAGGATGCGATCGCGCAGTGAACGACGAAGCCCGCCTGGTCGGCTTGTTCGCAGACTATCTCGCCGACCAGGGTAGCGTGGCGCATGCGGCGGCCATGCTCGGCAAGCAAGCGTCGTGGGGGTGGGAGGTGTTACGCGAGATATGCCGCGAGCTCGGCGTGCCCGATACCTATGAGGGCGATCTAGTTTTGGGGCTTCCCCCTCATCGCGCGGGCGCGTATTAACAGCATCTCCTGTCCGGCCTTGGCAGGTTGCTGCGAGGAAGCTCGATGACGGAATATGTCGGCCCAAACGGCCCCGTTATGTTGCCCGCGCGCTCCTATGACCATTTCAAGTTGCGCGCCCTCCTCGAGGCAGCGCTCGCTGGCGCGGACTTGGGGCGCACGGCACGAGTTGAAGCTGCCCTGCTGGAAGCGGCCGACCCAATCTCCACGCCCATCGACGACGTGCTGGACGGTGTACTTTCTTTGCCTTCCGGGGCATTACTTACGCTGCCTTCGGGCCTCTATCTGGGAGTTAGGTAAATGCCCGCAGCAGTTGTCCGCGTTGATCAGATCGCAGAAGGTCCGGACCTTGCAGCATTCGATGATGCCGTTGAGGGCTCTTTGGCACGCTTGCCGGCCGCAGATCAGACGGGCGCCATTCTGGTGCCAGCGTTCACGGTCAGCCAGTTGCAAGCGCGTACCAACAGGAAGTTCTCGGTCTACCTGTCCGAAGCGTATCGACAGGGGACGTTCCACTTCGACCCATCCAACCTTGCCGCAGCAGTGGCGAGCGACCCGGGGATGGCCTTCCTTATCCCGCCAGCCAGCGATCCTACTGGTGCAAGCGGCGCTTGGGTGCGGGCCAACACCCAAGCGCGGGTGGCGAACCTCGGCTGGTTCGGCCTGATCGCGAACGACAACACCGCTAACGAAGCGGCGATCAATGCCGCATTCAGTTGGCTCAACCAGAACGACGGCTCCACGCTTGACGTGCCCCCGGGCACATGGCGGTATTCAACCGACAAGCGCATTTTGAAGAGCGGCTGCACGCTTCGCGGTTCCAACAGTCGATGCAACCTACAACCGAACGGCGTTGGGCAGGCTCGGATCATCGTGGGACAGTCTGATGAAACGACGATCGGGACTAACGGCCGTATCGAGAAGAACGGCATCAAGCCGATCGAGACGACTTTCAAGTGGATCAACTTCCAGTCGGTGGGAGCTCGCGATGGCGAGATCGTCCTCATCGACTTGGCCGACAACACGAAGTTTGAAGACTGCTACATCGGGCACACGAGCGGGAGCTCGACCACTGCTTGCATCGGCGTCAAGACGCATTGGGCGCAGTGGACGTACTTCACCCGCTGCACGTTCAACTGCAATTGGGTCAACGTGTTCATTCGTCTACAGGCGACGAATACCGAGAACGAGGATCACTTCCACTTCGACAAGTGCCAAATGTACTGCGGCAAGTCGGGGCCGACGACGGTCAACATGCCTGGCCCGAACGGCGTCGTCGTTCCTGGTGCCACGCCAGTTACCATGATGCCTTGCGCCATCCTGATCCATAAGGAGGCGGGCAACAAATATTCCATATTCGAGCTGTCGATCACGGGTTGCCATATCGGGACCTTCGGCACGACCGGCGAGATGTCCGGCATCGCGACCCGGTCCGATAACGTCGGCGATACGCGAGCGGTGCACACGGCACAGATCTCCGGCAACTTCTTCGAGTATGTCCACTATCCCATCGACACTGTCCGCTACAACGTGGCTTATGCGACTGGTGGCACTGACACCTCGCGATACGCCACGAGTGGCAACTCGTTCTTGCAGAACAAGATTTGCTTCAACGGCTCATCGGTGAGCAAGAACAAGGTGACGTCGACCGGAAACTACTTCCTCCAGGGGGACAGTGTTTGCGTTGGTTTCACGGTCCAGTTCACCGGATATAATTCCGTTGAAGCTATGACCGATGCTTTTCCAAACGGCCTGATGCGCTGCAGGTTCTCGGACAAATGGAACAAGGAAGCGTGCCTGAATAACGTTCTCGCCGCCGAGGGGTCGATAGTTGTTCCTGCCGGGTCGACTTACATCGATGTGACGCACGGGTTGTTTGCGGCGCCGAGTGCGGCATCGCTGAAATTCAACAACCTGCATGGTAACAGTTGGTTGTCCACCTATGCCGTCAACAACGTGGGTGCGACGACTTTCAGGGTTCACTTCGGCACGCCCCCGTCGGTCGATCGGACCCTGCAGTGGAGCGGAGAAGTGCCTTACATCTAAGGCTCGCCTCAATCTCTCGACCCAAAGGATACAGCTATGACCCCGATGACCGCCGTGCCTCTGAACCCTTACGTCGGCCTCGAGGTCTTGGTGGATCCCGCGTCTTGGGATCCTTTGGGGCTTGGGGCATCAGCGGGCTTTTATTGGGCGACCTATACCGCCACGAACACCTGGAAGAGCGCGTCCCCGGTGCAAGCGGCGCTCGATGCCCTGGCGCTGATGAAGGTGGTGAACAAGACGGCCAGCTATACGCTCACCGCTGCCGACAACGGCACGTACTTCGTGTTCAATTCTGCAACCGACGTCACAGTGACCATGCCGAACAGCCTGCCTATCGGCTGGAGCGCGACCTTTGAGCAGGAGGGCGCAGGCCGGATCACCTTCGTAGCCGCATCAGGTGCTACGATCGTGAGCTACGGTAGCGTGACGAAAACAGCTGGTCAGCAAGCGACCGTATCAATGATCGTTAAAGCAAACGCAGGGAGCGCAGCGCGGGCGACCTTGTCAGGAAACATCGCCGCATAATTTGGAGCATCCTCATGCCTCTGTCTTCCTCTCGGTTCTTTTCCAGTGTCGCCGGGAGTAAGATCCTCGCCGCGGTGACACCCACTCCCACTCCGAGCCCCACGCCGACGCCGACACCCGCTGCCTTCAAGGAATTGGCGATCGGCGGCGGCGGCTGGCTGGTCGGTATGGATATGGACAGCGCGGGCGGCATGATAGCCAAGGCCGACGTGTACGGCGGCTACATCAAGACGAAGGGGGACGCTCGCTGGAAGGAGCTCTTCAACACAGCTTCCATGCCAGCCGAAGACATCGAGTTGTACCGGGGGCAGGGCGTCTATGAGACCCGCTTCGCCCCGAGCAATGCGCAGCGCATCTACATGCAGCTGAACGGCTGGGTGTACCGGACCAGCAATCGGGCGGCGACCTGGACGAAGACGGCGTTCACGCGCCTTCCCGCCAACTCCGAGGGCCGCGACGGCAACAACGCCTATCGCTGGTACGGTCCGAAGATGGCCGTCGACCCGATCAATCCGGATGTCGTCATCGCGACCAGTGTCATCGGTGGCGTGCAGATCAGCCGTGATGCCGGCGAGACCTGGACGACGGTGACTGGCTTGCCGGCAGTCGGTGCGCGCGGCTGGGGCGTCTGCTTCGACCCGACGTCTGCCACTGTGAGCGGGCGCAAGCAGGGCATCTACCTCTATTGCGACGGGACAGGGCTCTATCGCTCCACCGATGGGGGCGTCACGTTCGCCGCGGTCGCAGGCGGCCCGACGCAGCTAAGCCAGATCGCTATCAGCAGCACCGGCAAGCTCTGGATCACCTGCTACCAGACGCCGGGCTCGTTCGACGCCTACATGTTCGACGGAACCAACTGGACGACGGTCAACGTCAATCCGGCAGGCGGCACCGCTCGTTCGCCCTATGCGGTGGCCATCCACCCTACCGATCCTAACCGCATCGCCATCTGCGCGGCGGATGGGCGCACCTCCCTCACGACAGACGGGGGCGTTACCTGGGGCAGCTACAAGACCTGGACGCTCACAAAAGCCGGGAGCGACGTGCCTTGGCTGGCAGACACCGGGGCGTACTTCCTTTCGGCTGGCCAGCTACGCTTCGATCCGACGGAAGCGAACAAGCTCTACATGTCGATGGGCGTCGGCGTCATCTGGTGCAATCCGATCGTCGGCACGGGCAACAACATATGGCGCTCCGAGACGGCTGGCATCGAGGAGCTCGTCGCCAACACGATCATCTCGATCCCCGGGGGCGATCCGCTCACCCTCAATTGGGACCGCGCCGCCATCTCGATCGCCGATCCCGAGGTGTTCCCGACCAGCATCAACGTGCCGATCGATCCCGCCGCAGAGATCATCCACGGTTGGCACGCCGCCTACTCTCCGCAGAGTCCGATGTTCGTCGGCATGGTGGCCAACAGCTTCCACAACGGGGCATTCCACTCCCTGTCCGGCTACTCGGTCAACGGAGGCAAGAGCTTCACCAACTTCGCCACGCTGCCGCCTGACATGACGACGGACAGCAAGTTGGGCGGTAACATCGCAGTCTGCGACACGAACACGATCATGCTGTTCCCGAGCGACAACGCGCGGCCGTACCGCTCGACCGATCGCGGTGCGACGTGGACTCGGATGACGTTCCCCGGCGTCACCGATACCTACGTCTCCACCCCGACCGGGACGCCTCAATCCGGATGGGGGAGCAACTACCGGTTCAAGCGCAGCATCGTCACGGCCGATCAGGTGACGGAGGGCACGTTCTATGCCTACAACTTCCAGACGGGCAGCGTCTTCCGCACCACCGACAAGGGCGCGACCTGGACGCAGCGCGCGTCCGGTCTCGGCAGCAAGGTGGTCAACGTCAAGCTGCGCGCTGTCCCGGGCACGGCTGGGAAGATGTACCTCTGCGATGGCAACTTCGCGAACGAGACGCTGACCAGCGGGAACACGACGGGCTTCCTGCGCTCGGTCGATGGCGGTGCCACCTTCTCGCCGGCTGGGACGATCGTCGGGGTGTTCGACTTCGGCTTCGGCAAGGCGGTAAACGGCAGCACCCCGACCATCGTGGCGGCTGGGTTCGTCAACGGCGTGTTCGGGGTTTACTGGTCGGCGGATGATGCGGCCACCTGGACGCTGATCGAACAATTCCCTGCGAGCAGCCTGGATCAGATCGTCGCGGTCAATGGCGACATGAACATCGCCAAGCGCTTCTATGTCGGCCTGTACGGGAGCTCGTACCGCTACGTCGACGTGCCTTAAAAACGGGCGGGGCATCGAGCTAGATCGAGAAGGCCCCGTCCTCGCGCGTGCGCGTATTAACGGCAGCGCGGGGCGGGCAAAAGAAAGGGCGGCCGCTGGGATCCCCCGGCGACCGCCCTTGTCGACGGCTTGGCCACCAGCGACGTTGCTGGCTATGCCACCGTCATCGATTGGTGGCAACAACCTGCTGGCGCAGTGCGCTCATCTGGCAATAGCCGAGCCATCCCCAGATGCCGCACCGTCCCTGCGCCTTCTCGGCCACCGTAGCCGGCACCTGCTCAGGCGAGGCCACTGCCGGTGAAGCGGACGCAAGGCAGGCTGCAGCGATGGCGAAATTCAGTTTCTTCATAGTACGTTCCTTCGGGCCCGTGATTGAAAGGCGCGCGGCGGCCCTGCTCCCCGCGCCCATATCGTTCAGCCTTTCGGCTGGATCTGGTGGTAGCGCCCGCGTCTGAGCGCGTTGATTGTCGGCTCGACCTGCTCCTCGACCGTGACGCCGTCGCCGATGATGCGGAGTCGCCGGTGCAGGAGGTAAGGGTGCTTCCCGTCCGGCTGGTACACCTCGTCGTCGACCAGGCGGAAAAAGTGCTCCCGGATCCCTCGCGTCGGCGGCACGAGATCAAGGCCGCTGGGTGACACCACCCATGGCTCTGCAGGAGGAAAGAGGCGAACCCCCCGGCGCAGCGCGTCGTCGGTGAGGTGTGGCCGCGCTCCCCACGCGGCGCGCACGGACGATTCCGTTTCGGGATCAATCATCGAAGTTCTCCAATTCCCTAGTTGTGTGACGCACCGCGGTGGCAGCGCCCGAAACGAAAGTGTTAGCGGCCGAGCTCTCGCATCGCCCGGTCGAACTTGACCGCTGCGGCACGGCATCACACGTCGCCCCCGTAGGGACACCCGGCCATGTTACAGGTGCCATGATCGACGATGACGCGGCGCGCTACTTCGGACGAGCAGCCGCAACGGGGATTGGCGATGTCCTCGACGGTGACGATGTCGCCAGGCCGTCCGGCGGCGATCCAGTCGGCGTGGCGGATTACTCGCCAGCCTTTGGGAGGATCAAATGTGCCGGGCTCGACCGGCCCGCATTTAACCTGGATCTCCATGCGCTGCGGCTGGAAAAGGTCGAAGGGCTTCAACCAGCGGTAGGGGTCGGGATCCTCCATCGGGCCTTCTGCCCAATCCATGCCAGAGCGCAGCGCCTCAAGAGCGCCAGCGTCCAGTTTCTTGCGTAGGCCATCGATCGCGGCCTTGGCGATCTCGCTGAGCATCACGCGGCCTCCTTCAATGCGACATCCGCCGCAGGCATGTTCGCTGCCACTAGGGCCCGCGCCACGTCGGGGCAGACGCTGTTACCGATCATCCGGATCTGCGCGGCCTTAGTGAGCGGCTTGCTCACCCACTTGCCGCGGATCAGCTGCGGCACCACCGGGTCCAGGATGTAGGACTCGGGAAAGCCCTGCGCCCGGGCGAGTTCGCGCGGCGTGAGCATCCGCATGCCGATGTCGACGATCACATAGGTGACGGCGTCGATCGTCACGGTGACGACGGCATAGCGCTCCTTCGTCGTGACGGTGTCGAACGGCCGCTCCACATCTCGGCCGACACCCGTGCCATAATACTTCACCAGGAACGCCGCGACCTTGACCGCTCGCTCCATCATCGCTGGTGGTAGCGCGCCCTCCTCAATCATCGTGGTCTCGACCACGCGTTGCTGCGCGCCCGTCGTGGTCACAGTGGTGAAGGGGCGCCCCGCTTCGCGGCCGAGCATGCCGCCAGTGTTGGCCTGCTCGATGTGCGCGGCGACAACGGCATGATGTTGGCCGCCAGCCGTCACTGCGCCCAGGGGCGCGCCGACATCGCCGCGTCCCCCGTTCGTGTTCGACTTGTGGAAGCGCGAGAGAAACGCCGATACTTGCGCGCTCTTGCCACCGCCGCCCGCCGTCGTGGCGCCAATCGGCTCGTCGGCTGGAGCACCGCGCGATCTGCCGAACTGGCGATCGACGATGGGAGCCATCGCCGTTTCAACCACCGCGAACTTGTTGCCGCCGGCGACGGCCGTGCCGTTCGGCTTGTTGATGTCGAGCGAGCGCGGCGCCTGATCGCCATGGTGCCCCTTGCGCTCGCCGTAGCCGATAGAGACCATCGATGCGGCCGCGATTCCCAGAGGCGTCGCTCCGGCTGGTCGCGCGGACTCCCCGTTGCTCGTCACGGTAGGCATTGGAGCGTCGAGCGCCGATCCTACGGAGCCGCTGTGGAACTTGGTGACGTGCGGCGCCAGCACGGCATCGACGGCCGCGAACTCGCCGCCGTTGGCCGTTGTGATCGTGCGCAGTGGGTCTCCGACGTCGTGAGCCCGGGTGTCGCCGCTATGGGTGACAGGAATGATGAAGGGCCGCGCAGCGTTGACCACGTAGCGCATGACGCCGTGCGCGATCCGCCGCTCGGTGTTTTCCTTCAACGGCCGCACCCGGTCGAAGATCGATGTGCAGGGGATGCTCCAGTCGATGCACTCGGCGGCCGTGCGGTACGGCAGCAGCTTGCCTGCCATGACGCGGTTATCGTTGGCCGGAGCATGCGTTGGCTTCGGCCAGGTAATCCGTGCGCCATCGCGCCGCATGATGATGTAAAGGCGCTTGCGGCTGGTGGGCGCGCCATAATCGCACGCGCGGAGCTCGCGATACTGCACCCGGTAGCCCAGGCCCCGGATGGCGCGGATCCACCTGTCGAACTCCTTACCGCGCAACTCCTTGATGACGTGGCCGTGCTCGTCGAGCGGCCCCCACATCTTCATCTCCTCGACGTTCTCGACGAAGCCGACGAGCGGCTGGGTATCCTTGAGCCAGGGGATGATCTCCCACGGCAGTTGGCGGATGTTGCGATCCTTCACCGGACCGCCTTTCGCCTTGGAGTGCTCCTTACAGTCGGGCGAGAACCACACGCCGCCCACCTGCTTGTTGCGGGTCGCGGCGCGCGGCCACACGATCCGGATGTCCTGGCAATGGTGCTCGGCGCTCGGATGGTTCGCCTTGTGCACCGCAATCGCCATCGGATCGTGGTTGATAGCGATGTCGACCTCACGGCCGATGGCTTGAGCAATACCAGTGCTGGCGCCGCCACCGCCCGCGAAGCCGTCAACGAAAAGTCCTTGAAACATCACGCGCCTCCCACGCAGCCGCAGAGCAGCAGGAACAGTCCGACGAAGATGATCGTCCACATTGCGCCGTCCTTGAGGATCTCGCCCATCACTTGCTCCTGTCGTCGCGCATGCGGACGAAGTAGCCGCCCCGCAGCTTGCCGGCGTCCGTGCGCTCATTGAACGCCACCTCCACGATGCGGCCGGTCCACGCGTCCGGCTGGCGCGCCATCTCTGTCCGCAGGTGCTCCGGGATCGCAGAGCCGACCTTGACCGTCGTGACGCCGCCGATGGCGATCAGCATGGCGATCACGCGGCCGTCCTTAATCACCAGGTCGCGGATCACGCCGTCGAGCGTCCACACGCGCTTGAGCTTAAGCCAGTCGTGCGTGCGGCCGCGCTCGTAGATCGATGCGTTGCGCTTCACGACAAGGCCCTCGCCACCCCGGGCCCAGATCTCGGCCGCCTTGCGCTCGGCGTCCGCTGCATCGGCCAGGGGGATAGGGGGAAGGGCCTGGACGAACGGCGCCTCCAGCTTCTCGACCATCTCGACCATGCGGGGCACGCGCACGTCCCAGCGATCGTTGAAGCGGTTGGTCTTCCACTCGGCATAAGGCACGGCGTCGAAGATCCAGAACGTGCCCTTGCCCTCGCCGCGCTTGTGCGCCGCCAAGGTCGCCTCAAAGCCCTCCGGCTCCTGGTACTCGCCATCGAACACCATCGGCTGGCCGTAGCGCGCTTCGAGCTCCACGAGCGCCGGCAGGCAGTGCAGGGCGCAATCGAGCGGCAGGGCCTCGCGTGAGACGATGCGCGTGCACAGCGCCAGCGCGCGGATGCCGTCGACCTTCTCCTGGCCGCTGGCGGCGCGGGGGTGAGCGAGAGGGGTCCACTTCTGCGCCAGCGCGCACGGCTCGGACGCGGCTGGCATGCCGGGGATCAGTTCCAGCGGCTGGAGATACCGGCTCATGTCGCCGGCTGGCTTGGGCGGCGCGGACTGGATGCCCAGCAAGCGCGCGGCGGCGGTGAAGGCGGACGAGATGTTCAAGACTGTTCTCCTTTCATGAGGTGGAGCAATGCAGCTGCTCCGGCATGCGCGCGGCACATCGGCACGTCATCCATGAGGAAGTCGGACCGGGCGCCACATACGGTAGGATCGACGTTGAGTTGCGCGGCGCGGGCGATCCTGTTCTGCGCCGTGCGTGTGTTGCGCTCGCGAGCGACGCGCACCTTCGCCTGGCAGGGAGGGCGGTGCTTGCCCGTCTCCCTTGGCTGCTTAATCCGCACGCGGCCCGCCACGCGGCTGGTCGGGGGCGATGCCATCGGCGCAGGCTTCGGCGCGGATCTTCGCTTCCATGAGCTCGGCTGCGATCACCAGCGACTTGCCCAGGTGCTCCAGCATGAAACGCGCAACGTCATAGGGATGGCCTTCGGAACGGATGCCGCTTCCCATCGCCACGTCGTCGCACTTCTCCTGCATCTTCTCAGCGGTCTTGCTGATCGATTCCCCGATGATCCTGGTCGCATCCATCTGCCCGAGTAGGTAGCTCATGCGCTCTTCTCCAGGCCGCTACGCTGGCGGTCCCATGCCTGCCGGTCGAAGTGGCGCAGCGCCCGAACGAATGCGGCCGCCCAGCCCCCGGGGGTGGCGTCGGTGTCCAGCGCATGGCGCACGGTGCGCGCCTTCACCCCGAAGTCCTCTTCCACCATCGCGCCCAGGGCGTTGTTCGTGAACCCGCCCCCATAGAGCCAGTTCAGCGCGCTCTTGAGCGTCTCGTCGCCCTTGTAGCTACGTTCCGCCCGGCGCTTGGCCGCCGCGCGCTGGCGGATGACATCGGCCTCCGGATAGTGCTCGGCCACATCGGTCGGGATCTTCGCCACGAGTTCGTCGCGCAGCACCGAATGGTCGAACGATTCGAGCGCGGCCAGGAGCGTGCCGTGCGCCGTTGCGCGGAAGCGGTTGAGCATGTCGGTATCGCCGGCAACGCGGCCCTCCACGACGGCCACGAAGGGCCGCTGCTCGTCCGCCCTCCACCACAAGCCGAGCACCGTCCACGCGCGCTTGCCGTGCTCCTCGCTCGACACTTCGGCCAGCTTCACATGCGACGCCATGTCGGCCTTGCACGTCGGGATAGGGATGCTGTTCACTTGGATGCTCCTGCGGCTGGATCGGACGACATGAGGCAGACCGGCACGTCGCCGTGAGCCTGCGCCAACTCGGTCATCGCGCCGACGTGGATCTCGGCCAGCTTCTCAAATTCGATGGCAAGTAGCTGGCATGCCATCGTCTGCGCCTGGATCATGACGATAGGCTGCTCCGCAAGCGCGGTGACTTCCGACACGACGGCTACAGAGCGGTCGACTGCCTGGAACGCCAGGTCGATTGTCTGCTCGACAAAGGCGCGGGGATAGCCGCCCTCGATCATTTGCCGCTTCATCTCGTCACGCCGGCTTTGCGTGGTGAGGGAGGATGTCAGTTTCATACGAGTCCTTTGCACATAGGGGGAAGGGATACGATGCCAGCCGGGAAGCGCGGCTGGAACCGGGGCGGGCGGCGCGCGCCTTGGATCACGCCCACCATCGCCGATGCGGGCGCAACAAAGTCAGGGCGGCTATCCATCATCGCGCCGATGATCTCCACCGCGCCAGCGCCGTGGCACGATGGGCAATAGGTGGACGTGGTGCCCTCGCCGGTGCCGTTGCAGATCGCGCACGACTGCACATAGGGGAACAGGTGTGAGACGGTCAGGTCTACCCGGCCCAGGCCGCCCAGGCCGGGCTTAGCGCCTGCCTGCACGGTCTCTAGCTCGATGCGGCGGATCAGAGCGGGGGAGCCGTGGATCCTCATGCGCCGCTCACCAGCTTGCACACGCCCAGGAAGATCGCGACGAAGACGATGGCCCACATCATGCCATCCCTCAGTAGCTGGCCCATCAGGTGTCGTTCCGTCCGCGATGGTCGGCATCCACGATGGCCAGGACGACGCCCAGAACGTGCATGATGCCGGCGATGAAGTGCGGCGCGTTCAATTCCAGCCCGTGCGGCATGTTGTCGGCATCGTTGCGCAGGGCGGTGAGCCTGCGCCCAGCTGCCAGCAGCGCGTGACGTTCAGCGTTGAGTGGGTGGCATATCGGCTCGGCCGGCGGCGTAACCTTGCGCGGCTCGCACGCCGGCTGCTCGCTCAGCACGTCATAGGGATCGATCGGAGCGGGGCGGGGTGAGATAGGCGCAAGCAACTCCCGCGAACGGCGATCCTCTGCGTCCTGATAGGTCTCATGCGGCAACTGACCGGGTGCCTTGGGCTTACCGTCGTCGATGTAGACAGAGAGCGCCGTCTCGGCGATTGCGCGCTGGCCCTCTGGGGAGGCGAGCGCCGTCTGAACAGCGTCCCAGGTCTCATCCTCCTGCATCTCGACGTATTCGTGCTCGCCCATGTTCTCGGCGGCGAAATAAATGTCGATTTCCTCCTGGTCGGTGAGCTTGCGCTCCGCGTTCTCTTCGCACACTTCGTCGCTCAACTCGTGCCAGTTGTTGCGGCAATAGTCGGCCACCTTGGCGGTCCGGTCCGCTTCGCTAAGTGCGGCATAGAGCACTTGGCCGTGCTTGTGAGTGATCGCCGCGATATAGATCTTCATCGTCATTCCCTTTCAGTGGGGGAGGTAGTGGGGGAAGCTAAGCCTCCCCCGGAGTGGATCAGCCTGCCTTCCGGCCGATGGAGAAGCTGGTGCCGCTGGAGCGCTTCGCCTTGCCGTCGCGCGCTGCGATCAGTTCACGCTGCAACTGCGCGCCACGGTCGCGGGCGAACAGTAGCTCGCGAGCATACTGCACCAGCTTCGCCTTGCGGCCCGCCAGCACTGCCTTGAGCCGTCCCACGCGGGTCTCCAGCACTTCCACCTTGGCTTCCGCCCGATCGGCGCGCTCGCCCTCGCGGATGGCGATGCGCTCGAAGTCATCGCGCTGCGCCGTGACCGTGGCGATGGTCTCTTCCGCGACCACGAACAGCTTCGCGGTATCCTGGCGCGCCGCCCGTGCGGCCCGGCTGGCGCTGCGCTCGGCCCAGGCGCGCCGGATAGCCGCCTCATGCGCCGGAGTGCGCCCAGGAGCCGTCTGCGGGCCTGAGAGGGCCTGTCCAGCCTCCACGCGCGCCAGACGCGCCGCCATGTCCAGGATCATCGCCTTGAGCGCCGCCACGTCGTCCGGCTGGCTCTGCACCGGCTGCGCGACCGGCGCGGGCTCTTCCACCACGTTGAACACCGGCCCCGCATAGGCAGGAACGCTTTGCGACCAGCTGCGGAACGTCGTCACCGGCTCATGGCTGGCAACGCGCTCGATCCGCACCGCCGCCGCTTCGTCGCCCTGCATGCGCGCCACCATCGCCTTGACCACCGCGCGCGCTGCTTGGCGATCTCCGCCCAGGTAGTCGATTGCCGCGCGCATCTTGAGCCCCAGGTGCACCGACACCATCCGGCGAACACCGGGGAGGAGAAAGCCCGCCAGTTCCGCAACGTGCTTAGGACCGTACTGCTCCAGCACCTCCATGGCGGTCGGCGCGGGCTTGTTCATGTCGGCAATGCCAGCCGGGGAAAGCGGCTCCCCGTCATAGTGCATCGGCATAACAACGGCGCGGAAGCCGGGGAGCGAGGTGGATTCCATCAGGATGGGCGTGGAAGCATCGCCGGTCGCCAGCGTCACATCGCCGGGGAACAGCTTCGCCAGGCCGGAGAGGTAGGGCGCGTTCACCCCGAACATGAACTCTCCGCGCTTATTGCCCGATACAGTCGCGCCGGGGATGACCATGGCCGAGACGTTGCCGTCCGCATCCCGCGCCGCGCCAGTGAGCCATTGCCCGTCCGATGACATCGAGAACCGCGCCGCCCGAGTCTTGCCGGACAGGCCCGCGACAACCGATGTTGCGGCATCGGCCAGCGCGCCCGCGTCGATCGACACCACGCGATTGCGGCTGGACGGGATGACGCGGTTGTAATCGGGGAACACCCCGTCCACCAGCTTGGAGCGGATTGTCACATTGCCATGGGTGAAGAGCATAGCGCCCGCGCTGAATGCCATGCGCGCCGTGGTGCCCTTCGCCTTCGCCAGCGCCGCCAGGATCACATCCACCGTGAGCCGGGGAATGATCGAGTTGGGCAGGGCCATCCCCGCAGGCAGGTCGCGCTTCTGTTCGCAGAGCCGGTGGCCATCGGTCGCGGCCCAGGCCATGCCACCGCCGTAGGGCTGGCAAGCGTAAATGCCGTTGAGATAATAGCGCGTCTCCTCAGTCGAGACCGCAGGCCGCACGCGCGTCCATTCGTCCCGAAGCTCAGCCGCCACGAAGTCACCAGCCGCGCCCAGGTCGCCCAGCTTCACAACTGCTTCCGGCCAGTCGCCCAGGCCGCATGTGGTCGCCAGCCGCGTTGTCGCGCCGTTCTCCAGCGTCATCGCCACGCCACCAGGGACGGATTGCAGGGAGACCGTCGCGCCTTTGCTCTTGGCCAAGCCGGAAGCCATTTGATCGCACGGCACCAGCGCCTTTCCCGGCTGGCTTGCAGGCGCGTCGAGCGTCACGCTCGCGTAGATGTCCAGATCGGTGCCCGTGAGCGTCACGCTCGCGCCGTCGCATTCCAGCAGCAGGTGCGAGAGGATGGGGATGCTATTGCGCTTGGAGACCACCTTGCCGAACAGCTTAAGGCCAGCGACAAGCGCGGCGCGGTCCAGAGTGGCGGCGAAGTTAGATGCGATCATGGTTCAATTCCCTATGGTGCCTGTCTCATCAGGAGCCGCGCGGCATATGCGGCCCGACCATCGCGGGGGAGCGTGCCCCCGCTAGGTTTCGACTATTCGCTTTGATCCTCCCATGACACGATTGCGACGTCTCCCTTGGCAATGCCCAAGACCCAGATGTCTACGGCTTCACATTCCCAGGCATCGGCGCAAGCGAGTATCGCGACCTCCGAAGCGTGGTACATGTCGCGCGCCTCAACTTGCTCGATCCAGGTCGTTCCCCCTGCCGCGCCTGCCTTTTGACAAAAGGCGGTGAACGTCAGCAAGGCTGGTGCATCTGGCGCTTCGTAAGGCTCCACGTCGGATAGCTCGCGCTCCGCTTCATTCCCTAGAGTGCTATCGTCCAAGAAAACGGTGTCCGGCAGGGAAAGAATATCCTCTGCGTCCCAACGCTCGCGCACCTCTTTTGCGCTTTCGCCAGTAACAAGCCAGCGCTCTGAAATGGTCGCTTCGGCGGTGACAGTAACAAGGAATTGCTTAGCCATGGTCTCAAGCCTCCGGCGCGTTGTAATGGTTGTTCGGGCAGGTCCAGCTGGACGATTGCGGACCAGCGGGCCGCTCCTCGCCGCAATGGGTGCACGTCTCCGGCTCGTCGTCGATCTCTTCCACCTCCATTAGCTCGACGCCTTCACAGTCAAAGCCGCTCACGTCGTGGATGGTAGGCAATCCGTGCTGGCGCTGCACATCGTTCCAGCCGTCCATGAACAAGCCGGTGTCGCTTCCATGTCCCTCCGCAAAGCGGACCGCCTCTTTCCGCGCGGAAGCAGCGTCCGGCGCGTCTACCGTGATGCTTGCTAGGATGGTGAGCGGGACAGAATAGCGGGGCATCAGCGCGCCTCCAACACAGTGACGGCAACGCGATACAAGCGCCCGTCGTCGGTCATCACCTTGAGCACGCCGTCTGCAAGCGCTTCGTCGTCGCAATGCTCCACCACATCGAGCAAGTTGACGGCATCGCGAACAAGAGCCGCGCCAATCTCCAAGGCGCACGGTTCCGCAGCGGCTGGCGCTTCCCATTCCGCAGCGATGCCGCAAGCCGCAGCTACAGCCTGCCGGAGCGTCATCTGCGTTCCGTAATCCGCTTTCTCCGCTGCATTGCTGTAGAGCAGCGCGAAAGCATCGATTCCGCCTCCCGGTTCGGCTGGATAAACGCCAACGCACCAGTCATCCATCGCAGGCAAGCCGGTCCCGCTCGCATCTGTCACCAGCAGATAAGCGCCGCTTGCAGCCGTATGGCGAAGCATGGCGCAGCCGCCGCCCGAATGCTCCGGCTCCATGCCCATCTCTTCCACAAGCCAGCCGTAAAGCGACGCGCCCATGGTTGCTTCCATGCGTGCCAGCGCTTGCGCGCCGGGGCCGCAGTCGCTGCATCCCACGCCGTTGCAGCAAGAAAGAGCGCCGCCTTCCGGCGCGGCTGGAATATGGGCGGTTTCGCGGTGACGCAGCAGAACGCGGCCCAGCGCGGCAATCAAGCCGTCAGATGGGTTGCACACCACGCGGGTTATATGGTCCGCCAGATCGGACAACGATTCCGGCACGCCGGTCCCCCGTCCAAGCAACTCGCAACCGGCTTCGTGCGCCCTCATAAACTCAACATCGCTCATCGTTCGTTCCCATTCGTCGGGCTGGCTCATCAGCAGCCGGGAGCCCTCCCCGGCTGGACCGCGCACCGGCTGGCGCGCGGTTTCGCCTATGCGATCAATATTCCCCCTTGGAGACGCGCCGCGCCTGTTCACGCAGCCGCTTGCCGCGCAAAGCGTAGTGCTTCGATGCTTCGCGATATGCCGCCTGCAACGGTATGCGGCGCGCCTTTTCCTTTGAGATGACGCCAGCAAGGCCGGAGAGAACGCGTTCGGGAGGAATGCAGCCGAACGCGAGATATGCGGCGGCGATATGGTCGCTTAGGTTCATGCCGCCGCCTGTCAGAGCGATGATGTAATCCGGTGCATCATCGCCATAAAGGCGCTCGCCCGCTTCGTCGCTCAACTCGATCACCGAGCAAGCGCCCGCATGCCTTTCGATCAGCGCAACGGCTTCCTTCAGGCCAACGCCATAAGCAAGCGACACAGGCCACGCGTAATTCATCATCGGCTCAAAGGAATCGCGCCATTCGTCGTGCGCTTCCGTCTGCTCGAATTCGGCGCGGTCATCGTCATTCATGACCGAACGCGCGCTGCGCCTTGCAATGCGCGCGGGAGGGTTGCTGTCGCGTTCCTGCCAATCACCATAGGTCGGATCGGGCAGTATAACCGAGTAACCATCGTCATATTCGCCGCGAACGTCGCCCCAATCGATGTTGCGAGCTTCGCTGTCGAGATGCCGGACGGAAAGGCCATGCGAGGGGGTGGGAAAGCGCTTTGCCATGGTCATAGCCTCCAGATCAGCGAGCGAACGGCGCGGCAAAGCCGGACAGATCAGCAGGGAACACAAAAGCGAGGAACAGGCGCGCGCTCTTTTCGCGACGTTCGGCGCGGCGCGTAAGGGCGCGGCTCTTTGCGATGGGGGAGCGGCTAGGATCGCGAAGCGTGCTTGAGGTAGCGGCCATGGTAGTTTCCCTTTCGTGTTCGGCTCATCAGGCGCGGGGCGAACAATCCCGCGCGACCATCGCAGAGCCGGAGCCCCGCTAGGTTTCGCCTTAATCGTGGTGGTGGGGCCGGGGAACATCCCGGAAGATCACGCTAACGGTGTAGCGCTCGTCACGTACGCGGCGCGCCAATTCGCGCACAAGGCTATGGGGCAGGAACGCGCGGCGAATTTCTATTGCGATGATCGCGCAAGCCATCAGGCCAGCGAGGGCGAAAAGAGCAAGGATCAGGTGTGACATGGCTTAGGCTTCCAGTTCGGCTAGAAGATCATCGTCGGACATGGCTGCTAGAACGTTGTCCAGCGTCCACGGGCAGGGCTCGATAGGTACGGGGAAGAGATAGGCGCGTTGCGCTTGTTCGGCGGCGCGGCAGGCCCCTTGTGCGGTGGCAAAGCCGCCTTGCTCGCTAACCATGGTGCGCCCGTCCCATAGTTCATAGGCGAACATGCCGGGGCGCGCCTTGTCTTTACCTTGCGTCCACATGGTCAAGCCTTTCGTATCAATGGCAGGTCGCCCCGCTCTGTAACTTCCCACCCGTGCGCATTGGCCAACGCGGTGGCCCATTCGCGCGCCTCGCTCAGTGTGTCAAAGTCGGCTATGCAATCCGCGCCTTGGTCGGGAACATGGCTGTAAACGGAAAAGAATTGCGCTTCCGCGTACGTCTCGACCGCTTCGCAAAAGCCTGCGGCCTTGTCTTCCATGACGCCGCTTAGCTCTAGGCTGTCAGTCTGCGCCAACAGAGCGGACAATTCAGGCTCGTTCATTTGCCATTGCATGGCTCAGGCTCCCAAGGTTTCGGCGGCTATGGGCTCAAAGCACCACATCCAGCCGTTAAAGCGCACAACCTCGTTCCAGTCCTGCACATAGGCGCGGAACGTGCCGTCCAGGTCCACGCCATCGCGGACGAGGATGTCGCACGAATTGAAGTCAGACTCTGCGAAGAGCGGTTGCACATAGCCTGCGGCGCGTGCGGCGGGCTCGGTGGTGATGGCCATGGCTCAGGCCTCCCCGTTGCCAGCGTCAACCGCATGCGGGACGCTAGAGCCAGCCTGCAAGGAAAGCTCGCACATGGCGGGGTTACGGGTGCCGTTGCATGCCATGCGGTCGGCGGCATAGTCAGCCATGCCACCCATGATGATGGCCAGCACAATGCAGAGAGCGCCGACGATTGCGAGTTCTAGCTTGCTTGGCATGGTGGCCTGTTCCCTTCGCTGTGGTGGAAGCGGCGACTCGGTCGCTTCCTGTGCCCCATGACTGCCCGAGTCGTGTGGCGTTGTCAATTCTTGCCAACGCTTGCGGCTCGATATTCTGCGCAGCGTGCCAGCTGGTCGCGATCAGGCCGCGCGCCGCGGCTCGACCACCGGCACCCACCCCCCCCCGGTCGCGGGTCCTCCTTTCATTGAAGAGTCCTACGGAGCGGTGGGAGAC